AGTTGGGAGAGTTTCCAGGTCAGGCACACCTTCATCTCCATCGATAGCCTTTTTCACAGCGTCCAGAGTGACGGCGGCAGATGAAACATGACCGGCTTTTTCAAGCGTCTCAGCATAAGGGACGTCATGCTTATGCTCGGTCAGGTTCGCATTGATATAGGTCTGCAGGCTTACAGGGAAATGGTGAATATCGCTGGTGGCGCCACGAATAAGGGCAAAAATGGCTGCGCGTGAATAATCCAGGATGCCTGCGACCTTGCGCAGCGCTGCAGACCATTCCTTGAACGGACTTTCTTTCTTCTGGACTATCTCTTTGGCCCGGCGGTGAATTGATGCCGGGAAATTGTAGATATCGAAATCCATCGGCATTGTGGCCAGAGCTATTTCTACATCGAGCGTATCAAGGGTATGGGTGTAGTCAGGATTGCGATCGGTTTTATTACCGCCGCCAGCATTCGTACCTGCATCAGTTTTCATAACTGAAGAAATACAGTTACCGGCAGCCCATTCCCTGGTGAGAATGCCGCGGTCGAGCGCGTTCGTGGCGAACCACAGCTTTGCAAACTGGATACGCTTGCCGAGCTCATGCCGTTTCCCTTCGGGGAAGACTTTTTTATTGGCACTTGTGAATTTCCAGAGTGCCGGCATATCGTATTTTTTGATTTCAGGGATATTCTCGGCGGCCAGAATCAGATCCTGGACGGCAGCATTATCAGTGTCCATTTCAAGAACTGACAGCTCCTGCCGGTGAGGCATGCTGATATGATAAACGTGACGTTCTTCGGCCATATACTGCGCCAGCAGCTGAGCGCGAAAGGGGAGTTCTGCCACGTTAAAAAGCGCGCTCGAATCGTCCTGGTATTCATCGCTACCGAAAGTTTCCACGGTCTCACCTTGTGCCGCGTCGCCAGTAGTATTGGCATCAACCAGCACGCCACTAACGGGCTCAGCGGATACTCCGGCATCATCGATGTGATGATCCGCAGGTGCCTGACCTGGCTTCAGAGCCCAGGTGCGGCCATCATCGCCGAGCTGGTAGCGTTCGCACCATGAGTAATTGAGAACGCCTTCCGCTGGTAGGTCATTGAATACCGGGAAATCGGTGCGAATTGGTTTTTGATAGTCTTTGCCGCGGCCTGTTTCGATCCCAGCGTCTTCCAGATCGACGTCCAGTTGCAGAAGGGCGCGAGCTTCTGATTTATTAGTGCGCCAGATTACGGCATCAGCTTTACCCGATTTTTGAGTCGCTTTTATCAGATAAAAATATTCCATGTGATAGCCTCTATTTTGGATGTAGAATCCCCCGGGCCATTGGTAGCGCCCATTCAGGGTGGTCATTGGTTTTGGTAATTTCCGGTGTAACTTTGGTCGGTGGCACCGGACGTACAGCCCGCTTCGGCGGGTTTACGTTAGCCCTCGTGAGCCATCTGGTCGTGAGAGGCGCAACGTTCTGAGCAATACTCTTTTTCTTTCCGTGCGAGCTGGTTCCCCTGGAGGTACAACAGGGTGCTTACCACTGGTTTTCCCTCGATAGCTTTGCGGCAATAACCGCATTTCTTCTGCATTCTTCCCCCTACATTTGCACCGTGAACCCGGCCGGATGCTCATCCAGTACACCTTTCAGCGGATAACATTCGGCTTTCACATGTTGCTCTTCTGCAGCTGCCTTGCAGTCATTCTCACTGTCGTAAACGCCGAGCAGGACATCCTGATTACCGCCCGTCAGCATGCTGAGGGTGAGAACTAGGGCAAACATCGTGCTCATGAAGGGGCTCCTTTTTGCGCGAGCATGTAGCACACCCGGCGGATGAAAGCTGACAGCGGATTTAAACGAACAGCCTGCTGACGAGCGGGTTTGCGTGCGAAATCATTCATTGAAATATCTCCTTCAGTGCGCTGATAAGCGCAATCCAGATGAAGAGCCCATTTACTGCCGAAATGACCATGGCTCTGATGCCGTGCTTGCTCATTTCAACCTCAGCCATTACGTGGCCAGCGGAACAAGAAATACTTCTGCGCTTAATGTAAGACGGTGGATGGCCGTCGGTTGTTATCACCGAGTCTTCTCGGCTTGACTCTAATTACTACATATCTGTGATGTTGTAACGTGGTAAATTTAGCGTGTCGCTAAATTCCGTGCAATAGCAAAATGCTAAATTATTTGGTGTGTTGTTTTAGCGTATTGATTAATAATGGATTTAAGTTCTGTCGATAACGAGGAGGGACATTGAGGAGACAAAAAAGCCCGCGCAAAGGCGGGCTAAGGTGTCCAAATAGGAGTTTAGGGAATATTCAGAATTTTAGCGTCAACGACAACCCCAATGATTTTGCAGTTGCCGTTAACTTCGATCATCGGATAAGCAGGATTAAGGGGTTTTAGAAAGCGTCTGCCAGCATCGATAACTAGTTTCTTAAAAGTAGCTTCATTATCGCCATCTAGTTTGGCAACCACTAATTTTCCATTTCGAGGCTCTACTTCAGGATCTACCAGAATAGCAGCCCCTTCAGGTATGCTCAGACCTGCAGGAGAGGTCATTGAATCTCCTTTTACATCCAGCCAGAAGGAGTCCTCAGAGCATACAACAGTCGTATCGTACCAACGATCGATCGCTCGTCGGTGATATGGTTCTACAGCTTCCATCCATTGCCCCGCGCTTACCCAGCTGATTACAGGATAACTTCCTTTCGTCTCATTCAATCCTCGAAACGAAACGTTCGAAGATGTTTCTTTGGCATGTAAAACATCCATCCAGCCAAAAGGCAGATTAAGCGCAGACTCAATTTTGCGGGCCATCTTATCGCCAATATTGCGATGAGGATTTGGACCCAGAAGCTGGCTAAGAGCTGCCGGGCTTGTCTCAATGAGTTCGGCGAATTGTGCCTTTGTCATTCCAGACTCGCTCTGGCGCTTCTCGTACAGAGATTCCAGGTTGGCTTTTCTGATTTCTTTATTTTCCATCCCTGCATTGTTGTCGTTTTTAGCAAAATGATAAATGCGCAAATTGCTAAATGTTGCTTGCGTAGTATTTAGCATAACGCTAAACTCCAAAATTGTTGACTCAACCGGAGACACCAATGAGTACAGAACTACACCGCTGGCGTAAGGGCGCCACAACTGACGAATGGGAACAACTAGCGAAGCTGGCGAATACGACCCCGGGCTATCTGGATCAGATTGCCTACGGTAATCGCCGTGCATCTCCCGAAATGGCATCCGCAATTGAAGATGCTACAAGATTTTTTCACAGCCAGGCCCCGGTGCTCAAAGAAAGCCTTGTATTCGTCACTCCGCGTAATACGGCACTCTGAACATTAAAGGGAAAATCATGCGTTCACTTACCTATCAACAAAATACCGGATTCAACACCGGTGCCTTGATAAAGCGAAATCAGCTGAGAGAGTTAGATCACGACGGTATTCGCTCTGCCGTTCGCGCCTGGGCAGCAGCTGAAGGGCAGGATGTTGTCTCGGCATACATCATCGATGAGTGGCGACAGCAGGGCGGCGAGGAGATCGCGTTTCCTGATGATATCAGCCGTGCCCGACAGAAGCTTTTTCGCTACCTGGACAACCCTGCCTATTCTGAGCGCTATCGCGAGTACGTTCGCCTTCTTACCCCGGCAATCATGGCCGTCCTTCCGCTGGAGTTCCGACATCGTCTGATGCCTCAGGACGATATTTTGTCGCGCCTGTCTTCGGCCATGAAGGAATGCGCTGAAGCAAAGCAGGCGGTGATGCTGAACGCACCAGAGCACCAGAAACTGAAGGAGGTGAGCGAGGGAATAGCGTCGCTTTTCAGGCTAATGCCTGAGCAGACAGGAGCGCTGATGACGATCGTGAGCTCAATGCTTGGCGTGATGTAAGCGGGGTATCCATGAATCACATCGAATTTATTGAGAAGAACGTCCGCGAGGAACTTCTTCGCCAGGGCTTCACGCAAGCAGTGGCTCAGGGGGGGGGCATACCAGGCGGTCGATATGTACAAGCGGATGTCACAGGCCAGTCGTAAGGGAGGCATTTTTGATGATGTTATGCGCCACGCCAGGCTGTGGGCTGAATAGCAAACCAGCGCTGCAGAAAAGCGAGAAGCAAAGAAATCAATCCGTAAGGGGAATAACCAGGTTGGGTTGTTCTGAGTGGGTGAAGACTGTTGTGCGCCAACACAGCCAGTCTTCGGGGTGTGAAAAAAGGGCTCTTAGTTCACGGAGTGAGTATGTCAAATACCGCTGAAGTTATCAATTTTCCGATTAAAACCGAGCGTTCGGGAGGTCAAATGGCCGACCTGGCTAACGGGTATACCAAGATCGCAAACGAGATACAGAAGCTCAAGCCCCGTCTGCGGATGTCAGGTCGTGAGTGGCAGTGTCTTGAGGCTGTTATCTGGCTTACCTATGGATGGAACAAGAAGCAGGACCGAGTAACAAACACGGTGATTGCTGAGCTGACAGACCTCGGAGAGTCGCATATTTCCGACACAATCAAATCTCTCGCGGAGCGGAAAATTATCTTCGCTCATAAGCAGGGAGTGATGAAAATTGTCGGTATAAATACTGAGCTATCTGAGTGGATTTTAGACAAACCGAAAACGGGAAAACTCTTCCCGGAATCGGGAAAAGTGTTACCGAAAACGGGAAAACCTTTCCCGGAAACGGGAGACACCCAATACAAAAACAAGAACAATAGTAAAAGATCTTCTTCGTCTCGGAATTCTAAAGAATCCCGAAACGAGGAAACTTTGAAGTTTCTCTCTCGTCATCCAGAAGCGGCCGATGGGATTTATACCCCTGCAGGTAAATCCTGGGGAACAGCTGACGACCTCAAAGCCGCGCGATGGATTTTCGATAAAGCCCTCACCGTGAACGCCTCCCTCTCAGAGCCCAACTGGGTTGAATGGGCGAACACCATCCGCCTGATGCGTCTGCAGGACAAGCGCACTCACTATGAAATCTGCGAACTGTTCAAGTGGGCGAATGAAAATGATTTCTGGCAAGAAAACATTCTCTGCCCATCAAAACTACGCAAACAGTGGGATCAACTCACGACAAAACGACTTCGTAGCCATGGCCCATCAAAAAACAAATCAGGCGCCAGTACGCTGGATAACACCGACTGGATCGACGGGGTGCTCGAATGAAATCTATCGCAGAAAGCATGCATAACTTCGATCGGAATAACTTTCAACGTATCGCCGCCGGCATGCCTGAAATCCAGGATGCACAGAGCTTTGCACATCAGGCGACAAAGACGGCTGAGGTATTCAACGAACTGTTTCGCCAGCTGCTCGCCGTATTCCCGGCGCTGTCCAACAAATCAGCGGAAGATCTCAACGAGATGCGTCGCCAGTGGCTCCTGGCGTTCAAGGAAAACGGGATCACCACGATGGAGCAGATTAACGCCGGAATGCGTGTTGCCCGCAAACAGGAAAAACCCTTCATGCCGTCGCCGGGGCAGTTCGTAGCCTGGTGTCGTTCTGAGGAAGTGGTTGCGGCTGGTCTTCCTGATGTTAACGAGCTGATGGAGATGATTTATCGCTACTGCCGGACCCGAGGACTTTACCCTGATGCTGAATCCTATCCGTGGGAACGTAATGAGCATTACTGGCTGGTTACGGGACTGTATACCGACATGCGTGCAAATGCACTGAGTGATTCCGAACTGCGCCGTAAAGCCTCTGACGAGCTGCTGCGTATGGTTCGTCGCATGCATGCCGGGGAAGTGATTCCCGAGCCGGTTAAACAGATCCCAAAGCTTGGTGGACATCCGCTGAGCAACGAAGAGGGCTTAAACAAAATCGCTGAAATCCGCGCGAAATTCGGTTTAGGCAGAGGGCGGAATCATGGCTAGAGCATTGTCAGCAGTTGAGCGCAGAGAGTACGTCCGCGCAGTGATTCGGATCACCAGGCATCAGGGGCGACTCACGACCGCCGAGGCAATGAAAAAACTGGGGCTGAGCCGCGCTACTGTCCAGCGGTATTTTTCCGAAGCAGAAGCGACTGGAGAGGTTGTCCGGCATGGTCGTTTGGGGCTTTTCCGCGATCAGCGGGCCGTCATCGACTTTGACATGAAGCGTTTTGGCCTGGTGCCGAAAGTTGCTGTTGGGATGAATTACAGCCTGCTTGGCAGTCCTGTTTTTCAGCGAGTTTTAGATGTTCAGGAGGCTATTCATGGCTAAGAATTCAATCGATGTATACGGTGCCAGCGGCAAAACAAACGTGCTCAATTTCGAGCCTGAAAACCTGCACCTGGTCACCGATAAGACCCACCCACTTTACGATGAGCGTGTACACCTGCCTATCAGCGAGGCAATGGTGCTGAACATCATGGACCAGGGCGTTCTTGAGCCGATTATCGTCTGGAAAGACCCGGAGACAGGGCTGTCTTGCGTGGTTGATGGCCGCCAGCGTGTGCGCCATACACTGGAAGCTAACAAGCGTCTGTCGAAAGAGGGCAAAGAATCGCTACTGGTCCCGGCAGTTACTAAACGCGGCTCTGCTGTTCGCATGGCGCAGGCGATGGTAAGTGCTAACGAAATCCGCCAGGCAGATACGCCACTGGGCCGAGCAAAGAAAATGGCTGATGCGCTGGAGCGCGGGCACGATGAGGACGATTTAGCGCTGATGTTTGGCGTGAGTGTCCAGACCGTACGCGCAACTCTGTCACTGCTGGATGCCACCCAGGCAGTCAAAGACGCTGTAGAGTCCGGCACAGTGACGGTTACACAGGCGCGTCAACTGGCATCACTGAAACCCGAAGAACAGCGGGAAAAGGTAGCGGAAATCGAGCAGGCGACCGCTGGCACAACCGGCCATGAAAAAGCCAGGCGTCAGCGAGCTGTGCTTGGCGAAACTAAGCCACGTCTCAAATCACGCAAAGAAATCACAAAAGCCCTAGAGGGTGCCAGCGGTGAATACGCTCATGCACTGCGCTGGGTGCTTGGGGAGGCTGAATGAACAACCAAATCAAGCATCCGGCTATTCGATACCACGGCGGTAAATTCCGTCTGGCGCCGTGGATTATCGAGCAGATGCCGGAGCATATCTGTTATGTCGAACCGTTCGGCGGTGCTGCTGGCGTATTACTCCAGAAGCCGCGCAGCTATTCAGAGGTGTACAACGACCTCGACGGCGAGGTAGTTAACCTGTTTCGTGTACTGCGTGACCCTGCATTAAACCAGCGCCTGCAGGATGCCTGCTGCCTAACCCCGTACTCACGAGATGAGTTCTGTCATGCTCAGGAGCCAGCGACAGATTCTATCGAACGCGCCCGCCGCATGGTGGTTCGTGCCTGTATGGGGTTCGGCTCTGCAGCAGGTGTCGGCGGTCAATCCGGTTTCCGCAGCGACAGCAAACGCAAATACGCTACGGCGGCACATCTTTGGGAGCGTTACCCGAGCAACCTCGGCGCTGTCTGCCAGCGTCTGCAGGGAGTCATTATTGAAAACAAAGACGCTCTGGCGGTAATGCGCGCCCACGACGCAGAAACGACCCTGCATTACATCGATCCGCCATATGTACCGGACACTCGCGTGCAAGGCAATCGTTACTACGCGCATGAAATGACCGTTGAAGGGCATGAGCAATTACTCGCTGTGGCCAGAACGATGGCGGGGATGGTGATGATTAGCGGTTACGACACTGAGGTCTACAACGACATGCTGACCGGCTGGGTAAAAACGGAGAAAACCTCACGCATCAGCGCAGGGAGAGGTACGAAAGTACGCACTGAATGCCTCTGGCTTAACCCGGCAGCACAGCAGAAACAGGAGTGTGCAGCATGACAACTGATATCACCGAACTGGCGCAGCGTATGAAGGCGGCAGCAGAGAAAGCGACTCCGGGCGAATGGTGGGCCGACGACGTTAAAAACGAAGGATGCTACGGGTCTGGCGATGACTGTGTGGAGGGATTCACCTCATACGCAATCTATGGCTCTGACGGGCAAACCCTCTTCGATTCACTCAACAGTGACTCCGCATGCATCAGTGAGGAATACGACGGCGAGGGGCATGTGGCATGGGATGAGACGGCGCAGCGTAATGCCGAATTTATCGCTCTGGCTAACCCTGCCAACGTTCTCGCGCTGGTAGAGGCGCTGGAGAAGGCGCAGCTGAGTATCGTCGAGCTGGAGCGCGAACAGGAGCATCTTCGCCCGGTAGGTGTGATGAGCGAGAAAGCATTTCACCGTCTTGAAAACAGCGAATGTCGCTTTATTGCGTTGTGGCCGCGCCCTGGTATCTTTTTGCCGCGCAAACGCCCCGAGGACGGAGTGATCGTTTATGCGCGTACAGCTGCCTCCGCTGGCATCAAGATGGAGGCTGAGTGATGGACTCTTCACTGGAACACGCCTGCAAACGCCTACAGGAACTGGAAAGCCTACTGCTGGTGGATGTGCCTGAAACAGTATGGCCAGCGGAAGTCAGCATGGTCTTCGCTCAGATTGAAAAAAGCCGGGACACTCCCGGCGCACCACATCAATAGGATGTGGCTGGAAAAAATGCCGGTACCGTCAATCATCGGTGCTGCTCGTTTGCTGGCAAGAACTACGTACACCTCAAAAAAAGTGTGTAAAAAACTATGCGGCAACTCGAAAAGTGTGTAAAAATAAGATAAAGAGAAACCCGAGGGAAGGAAAATGAGTAACGATCTTGTATTCGTATTGTCTAGAGTTCAGTTTGGCGAAGTCCCGCAATCGAAGTTTGCTCAAGTTGGAGAGACTATTCAAGAAAGATTACGGGCGGAGTATCCGTTTTTCCACTCAGCGCAAGATGCTGAAACTTTTGAGATTCAGTTTGGCCCTGATGGTCAGAAGGTCAAAAAGATTGAGATACCAACTTTGACGTTTGTCTCTGCTGAGAGAGATTGGGGAATCAGAGTAACAACTAACGATTTGTTCTTATACACAAATAGCTACGATAGGTTCCAGAGTTTCGAAATCAGAATGAGGGAAATTCTTGGCATTTTAGCAGAGATTTTCCCAATTTATCATACTGGCTTCTTGGGAATGAGATTTTTGAATAAATTCCCTCTTGAGGGCGAGCGTTCTTTCAGGCAAGTGTATAAAAGAACTGAATTTCTACAACCGGCAATTGAAAACTATAAACAGGCAGGCTCAAATCTTTCGGCTAGATATCAAACAGATGCTGGCTGGATGAATCTTAATAGTGGCATTACTGTGAAGGGCGCACTTTTACCTCCTGATATCGAACAATTTGCTGCCACATTAAACCCTTCACATGTAAATACAACCAGCGATGGGGTATGGGCTCATTTGGATATGGATTCTCATAAGCCAAGTAATTCTCTGCTTAAGTATGATCTTGACAGAGTTGTCGAGACATTTTCTTCACTAAGAGAGTGTGCCAATAAGTTTTATAGTGAAATTGTTAAGATTTAAGGAGGCAATATGGACTTTGTTGATTACAATTATTATACAGAGGGATATGCTCGTACCTCATACATGGAAACAGAAGAAAAAACAGGATGGAGTAGCATTGGTATTTTTAAAACCATGTTATTCTTTGCTGCTGCAACTTTTTCCTTCAATACTGATGCTACATCTTCAGTTGACCATCATGCAATTGAGTGCCAAATAATTAAAGGGATTCAAAATAACGATGCCACTTTCTTTTCTGATGGAATTGATGATAAAAAGTCTAAAATACATGCTCTAAGTTCTAACTTGCAAAAGAATTTTGGTTTCAAGAAAGCACAATGGGCAAATGTGCTCAGTGTTGAAAGGAAAACTCTCTATAACTGGGAAAATAATCCTGAATCTACTCCTCATGCTAAGGTTTTGGATAATTTGAATACACTCAGCAAATTCGCAGATGAAATTGATAATGGTCATGCACCATACATTTCGAAAATGACCTTTGGAAAGGGGCGTAAGGAAGAGTTTACTCAGGCTTTCACAACTCAACCGCTTTCGTTTGAGTCAATGATTTCTGTATATGAAAAATTTTATACTGAAATCGACGGTTTCTACAAAAGACAACTTCTTTCTTGATACTGAGTTAGGTGAGTTTTACAATGGAACAAAGTAGAAATGATTTTATAAAAGCTGGCTGGGAAAGAGGGGCTTTTGTCAGTTTGTCAGGCAATGACTTTTTACTTGCACACTTACCCTCAGAACTCGAAAAGTGTATAGCGTCATATGATGCCGAGGACATCTATTTTGTTCCTGTTCTGTACGATTGTGCATTGATTTCTGATGATTTTGTTCAAGAGCCTTGGGTAAATTTGGTTGTATGTTGGAAATGTAGAAAAATGGGTGGTGATGGCAATTTCAAATATTGCAAAAACCCGCGGAAGTACCATTTCCCCTTAGTGGTTAAAGGAGAGCCGATTTTTTTTGAAACTAATGCATTATCAATAATTAATATGAGACGGGATGTTTTTCTTAAGTCATCAATCAATCTAGAAGTCAAATGGCCAGTTTTTGGTCTTGAGACAATGTTAAATTGGTTAACTGAACGAATCAGACAGCCAGTTTTCCCTGATGAATGGAACGAGAGATTAAAGAGTAAAAAGAAATTGTTAGAAAGATTTTACTCAGATGAAACTCTTGTTGAGAAATGTGCGGGTGTGTTTTTTCGTATAACCCCATTTAAACAGATAGATAAAACTGAATGTTACTCTGTGTCAGCACTTATTGTCACACCAGCCATAGAAAATGGAGCTGAACACAGAAAGTTCAATAGGGAAATTAAACCTAAATTAGATGAATTGAAGGAGCAATTACGTCAAATACTTAAAGGCATTGAAAATGTAGAGGTTGAAACTGTTTCGGATCTACCAGAGGATCAGTTTACTCGTAAAGAAGAGCGGTTATATAAGCGATACCAGCTTGAATTTATGACATATAAATCAGGGGAGGTAGATAGTGTGACGTTACCCGCTGATTTACAATTTCCTTTTGTGCAACCTAAGTAACCAATTTTATCTGAAAGATGTGGTTATAAATAAGTAGTAAAAATGGATAGTCAATACTTAATTGAAAGCCCTGCGCTAACAGGGCTTTCGAGGGCGGAAAGTGCGCTAACACATTCCGGTGAGTATGGAGGTAATCCAACCGCGACACTCTTCTTTGACGAGCGAAGTGTAGTGGTTCTCCCAACAAAGTGCAATCTGTATGGGTTTACAGGTATGCAGGGAAACAGAAGCCATGGCTATGGGAACCTGTCGCAAATGTGGAAGTTCTTGCGAGATCATTTTTCGCTACACTGTATGTGGTGTAGATGGGGTGGTTCGTCGCGCGAAGAAGGGGAGACCTTTTCCTATTCCACTTTGCAACTGCTCTTCTAAGAAAGCAGCGTGAGAAAATTAAACCCGCTTCGGCGGGTTTTTTTGTAACAGAATTAATCATTAGGATTTCCAGACTGGTACATCATCGACCAGGATTACCGCGGTGTGACGTATGCGAAGGATAAGCAGGTTGCGCGTTGTGGTAATGCGGTTCCGCCCCCGTTCGCTGAGGCGCTGGTTAGGGCTAATTTACCGGATATGTGCCTGAAAAAAGGCATTGCAGCATGATAAAGCCCGCTTCGGCGGGTTTTTTATTTCTATGTTGTTAAGCAATCCTCATCAATAGACCTCCAAGTGGCACTCTCTCGGCATGAATTATGTCAAAGATAGGTTGACTACTGTCTGCTGCAACAGTGGCAGCAACCCTCCAACCGATTGCTCTCACCTAAATGCTCAGTACTAAGTCCTAAAGAACAGCACTATTGGGTTAATGCTCAGGGGCTTACCTCTGCATCTAGCTAAAGGACCGACTCGTATCCGGATACTAAACCGACGTTGACGAGTTGAAAAACCAGGTGTATAACCACTGTATAAATACACAGCTGTGTATTTATACAGTGGTTATTTTTTAGCAATCGACAAGGAAAATGGAAATGGTTGATCAAAAAATCAATGCACAAGTTTTAAGCGGTGTTAACGACGATATTTCAGAAATGAAATCACTGACTACGTTGCGTAAACGTGTTGTAACTGATGGTGAAGTGGTTTCTAAATCTCAGAACGCTTTTCGTCTGGCGGGTGGTAAAACGGGAGTTATTCTGCGCAATGACGGTAATGACTTTTATGCTCTTGTAACTCCAGAAGGTCAGGCGCAAGACGGGCAATGGAACACCCTTCGCCCATTATCTTTCAATCTCAAAACTGGTCGTGTTTCTCTCCGTAATGGCGTGGACATTTCTGGTGGGGCTGTAGTTTCGCATGATGCAGGCATTTCGGCGCGTACGACCGGCCCGTCGCCGATCATAAATGGACAGACCTATTCATCCCCATCCATTCATACCGATTTTACAAGCGGTAATATCACCACCCAAATGATGATGTGCGCCAGGGTAGAAGCAGGCAAGCAAGATTACGGTCTACTCTCTTATCGTGACTGGCAGGGTAGCTGGAACGAACTGCGCGTTCGATCAAATGCCGAACTGGATGCCGGGCAGTTTACCAAACGCAATTCAGAGGGATGGATTAAAGCTGCAGGTAACCGTAACGTCAACAATGATAAAGACCGTAAAACCAATGCGTTATGGATTCAGGGCGCGGGGGATTTATCCGCAGACTTTTATCACTATGAGCGTATTGGTCAGCATCATTTCCTCGGACTACATGTAGCTAATGGTGGCGCGCAGGGGTGGTATGAATTCCGTAATGATGGCCATGCTTACACCAATGGTGCCTGGAACAGTAGCTCTGATGCGCGAATGAAAACCCAGGTAGAGAAAATCGATAATGCGTTAGAAAAGCTCGATTGTATTAGTGGTTACACCTATCTGAAGCAGGGCGTTACCGAAGCTGGTGTAATCGCTCAGGAATTGGAGGAAGTCCTTCCACAGGCTGTTTCAAAGACGGAACTTACACTCAATGACGGCAGTGTGTTGAAGGATGCTCGCAGCATCAATATCAATGGAGTGGTAGCACTACTTATTGAAGCGCTTAAGGAAGAACGTCAGGCTCGACTTGCCCTGGAAAAGCGTTTAGCCGATCTGGAAGCTCGTAGTGGTCAGGAGACAGAGTGATGGCAGATAATCAACCGGTTCCTCTTACCCCCGCACCACCTGGAATGGTATCACTTGGCGTCAATGAAAACGGCGAAGAGGAGATGACTGTCATTGGTGGAGATGGCAGCGGCACAGGGTTTTCTGGGAATGAAGCACCTATTATTCCTGGAAGTGGTAGCCTCCAGGCCGACTTAGGTAAAAAGTCTCTAACCCGACTACAGGCTGAAAGTTCAGCAGCAATTCATGCGACTGCAAAATGGACTACAGAGAATCTTGCAAAAACGCAGGCTGCGCAGGCTGAAAGGGCCAAGGCTGCCATGCTTTCTCAGCAGGCAGCAAAAGCAAAACAGGCCAAACTCACGCAACATCTGAAAGATGTAGTGGATCGCGCGCTTCAGAACAACAAAACGCGGCCTACTGTTATTGATCTTGCTCATCAGAATAACCAACAAATGGCCGCAATGGCCGAGTTTATAGGCCGTCAAAAGGCAATTGAAGAAGCTCGTAAAAAGGCTGAAAGGGAAGCCAAAAGGGCTGAAGAAGCTTATCAGGCTGCTTTGAGAGCGCAGGAAGAAGAACAGCGCAAGCAGGCAGAAATTGAACGGAAATTGCAGGAGGCAAGGAAGCAAGAGGCAGCGGCAAAAGCAAAAGCTGAAGCTGACAGAATTGCGGCTGAGAAAGCTGAAGCAGAGGCAAGAGCTAAAGCGGAAGCTGAGCGACGGAAAGCAGAGGAGGCTCGAAAGGCGCTTTTTGCAAAGGCTGGGATTAAGGACACTCCTGTTTATACACTGGAGATGACAAAAGCAGCCACTACGTTGTTTTTAACACCGGGTGTTAGGTTACTGAATCGTGCTCCAGCGATGATACAGTTATCCGCTTTGGCTGCAGAAATTAATGGCGTCTTAACTACTGCTGCTAGTGCAGTAATGACGGCTACTGCTGAATTCTCAGGTTGGATTGCCTCAGCGTTATGGCGAGGTGTAGCTGGTGTTGCAACAGCTAGTACTGTTGGTCCCATGGTTGCCGCAGCATCGACGCTATTCTTTTCACCTCGCGCAGGTGGCGGAAGCGACAGTAAGGTTCCTGGTAGGGATATCGAGATGTTGGCTGCGCAAGCCAGGTTGTTCACGGCGGGTAAGCTGAGTATCGAACCGGGCATGAAGAGCGTCAACCTCCCGGTACGTGGCTTCATCTCTTCGGAAACTGATGGGCGCCAGTCTCTGATGCTTGTAAAAACCGGTTCTGATGGAGTACCTTCCACTGTTCCTGTATTAGATGCTGTACGTGACAGTACTACTGGCCTTGATAAAATAACGGTACCGGCGATGTCTGGTGCGCCGTCGCGGACCATCCTCGTGAATCCGGTTCCAATTGGCCCTGCTGCTCCGCGGCATACCGGCAATAGCGGGCCAGTGCCAGTAACACCGGTTCACACCGGTACAGAGGTGAAGCAGGCTGACAGTATCGTCACGACAACTTTGCCGATTGCAGACATTCCGCCACTACAGGACTTCATCTACTGGCAGCCGGATGCTTCTGGGACAGGTGTTGAACCTATTTATGTAATGACTAGTCAACCCAGGAAAGGAGTAAAAGACTACGGACATGATTATCATCCGGCTCCAAAAACTGAAGAAATTAAGGGGTTGGGGGAGTTGATTGAGTCTCGGAAAAAAACTCCAAAACAAGGGGGAGGTGGACGACGAGATCGATGGGTGGGAGATAAAGGACGAAAAATCTATGAGTGGGATTCGCAGCATGGAGAACTTGAAGGTTACAGAGCTAGCGACGGCTCTCATCTTGGAGCATTTGATCCAAACACCGGCAAGCAACTTAAAGGTCCGGACCCTAAACGTAACATCAAAAAATATCTTTGAGGTGAATTAATGGGACTGAAATTACGATTAGAATGGTTTAATAAGCAAACAGATTTATTAGTTGGCAAAGAGTACTCTAAGGATTTTGGTGATGATGGTTCGGTTATCGAAAGCCTTGGTATTCCTTTAAAGGATAATATCAATAATGGTGGCTTTGATTTAGAAGAGAGTTGGATTCCTTTATTGCAACCTCATTTTAAAAATAAAATTGAAACTGATAAAAATCTTTACCAGATTTCATTTGATTATCGTGATAGTTGGTAATATGCCTACCTAAGAAAATATAGCCAGCCTTCGTGGTTGGCTATATTTGTAGTTGATTTACAATTATCAACCAGCCATAATCATGTCATCGGAGCCTGAACAACTCTGGTGACTTCTGCGCTTTGAGGGGACTCAAAGTGCAAACGACATTCAGAACACCTTTCAATCACTCACAGATGCAGAAATGCACCTGCGATTTTGTGCATTCTGCGGTTTCCATGAAGGAGACCGTATGACTCTTCCAGTAGACGGTATCAAACTCCATCGCGGTAACTTTGCAGCCATAGGTCAGCAGATCCAGCCGCTGCTGGATGCCGGCCAGTGCTTCCGCTTGCAGGTTAAGCCTTGGCGCGAGAAGCGCAGCCTTTCTCAGAACACGCTCAGCCACATGTGGTATAGCGAAATCAGCGAATACCTCATCACCCGCGGCAAGACCTTTGCTACGCCTGAGTGGGTCAAAGACGCGATGAAGCACACCTATCTCGGCTACGAAAGTAAAGACCGTGTAGACGTCGTGTCCGGCGAGGTTACCACTGTTCAATCCCTTCGCCATACATCCGAGTTGGAAGCAGGGGAGATGTACATTTTCCTGTGCAAAGTCGAAGCCTGGGCGATGAATATCGGCTGTAACCTGACCATTCCACAAAGTTGCGAATACCAGCAGCTGCGCGATAAGCAGGAGGCCTGATGTCTACTCCGCTTTCCCGCGTCATTATCAATGAAATATTCCGCGTTCCGGCACGCCGCAAGCGCAAGCAGGAACCAAGCTCATCAGAAATACCAACACTGCTCAGATATACTGCCGGGCTCATTGATAAGAAATGGCCGCGCCTGGCGGCAAGGGGGAAGCGTGGCTAAGAAACCCCAGCTCTGCAAAATCTGCCGGGCTAAATTCACCCCAGCATTCGAAAACCATCTTTGGTGCTCTCCCGAGCATGGCGCTGAATTTGCCATGCAGGAACTTGAGAAGAAACGCGAAAAACAGGCGCAGGCAAAAGCGAAGAAAGAGCGCGCCGAATGGCGTAAACGCAAAGCCTCGGTGAAGCCCCTCAGGCACTGGGAAGATATGACTCAGCGTGTCGTTAACGACTATATCCGCGAACGAGACTACGACTTGCCTTGCATCAGTTGCGGCACTTTTGACACGGTTCAGTGGGAAGCCGGCCATTACCGTTCCCGCGGTAAAGCATCGCACCTACGCTACAACGAGGACAACATTCACAAGCAGTGCCATCACTGCAACGTGCAGATGTCAGGTAATCAGCAGCAGTACCGCATTGGCCTGGTAGAGAAAATCGGCGCTGAGCGCGTTGAGGCGCTTGAAAACAACAACACCCCTCATCGATACACCATCGAAGAACTGGAAGGCATCAGGCGCCATTACAGCGCGCTACGCCGTGTGCTCATAAAACAACGGGAGGCTGCATGAGCCGTGCCATGCTCGAACTCATCCGCGATCGCTGGTGGAAGCTCCGCCTTTTCCGGTGCCGTGGAACTGTAATGACCGATTATCGAATTTTGAAAAACTTTGTCCGTATTTATCAGTCTTTGGGAGAAAAAGCATGAACCTCGAAAATACAGTGAAATACCACTTCGCGAAGTCTACGATGATCAGCGATTCTCCACGAGCGACGGCATCAGACTCATTAACCGGCACTGACATCATGGCTGCTATGGGCATGACGCAGGAACGTGCCGCTATGGGGTATAGCGCTTTCCTGGGCAAGATGGGTATAAGCAATAATGACCGGGAGCGGGCTATCGAGTTATTGGCTGAATACGCGCTCTCAAAATGCGATAAAGTTGCCGCGTTGCGCAAGCTCTCGCCAACCGTAAAACCCAAGGTTATCCGGATCCTCGCAGAGTTCGCCTTTGAGGATTACTCTCGCAGTGCCTCCAGTAAAAAAAACTGCGACTGCTGCAATGGATCTGGATTCACCGACGCCGTTGTGTTCACCAATAAAGTAACCTATCCGGACGGTAAACCGCCGAAGTGGGTTAAAGTTACGAAGGGGATCTATCCATCATATTGGGAGGAGGTGAAGTCGGTCCGCGAGCAGGTTCGGGTGCTTTGCCAAAAATGCCAGGGAAAAGGAACTGTCAGCGCCGCCTGTAACGACTGCCATGGCCGGGGGAAGGTAGTGAACCAGGATGAGACGGAGAAGCAGGGAGTACCTGTCATGGGCAACTGCAAACGCTGCGGCGGTCGCGGGTATGAGCGAATCCTCTCCACTGCCGTACATAGGGCCATTAGCCAGATGACAGACGCCATAACTCTGGACACCTGGAAGAAGTCGGTTAAACCGTTCTTCGACGTGCTGATCACTAAATTTGATATAGAGGAAGCGTGGGCAGAGGCCCAACTCAAACAAATCACACGCTGAGATATTTACTTTTCCCGAATTCGTGTTAATCTGTCCTAACGATGGGCATTGTATGTTCACCGTTTAAGAAGGAATTTTAGAGCCTCGGCAAACGCCGGGGCTTTTTCGTTTCTGCGTTCCGGTCAGGACTTTTGGGTTAAGATGTGCTGCACGACACATCAACGCCCGTGCGCGAAATAGCCCTAAACCAGAATGCTGGTTTAGCTAATTTAAAAATAGGATGGCAGCTATGGGCAGAAAAAAATGCAAAATGAAAAACTGGCGGTTCAACTGCCAATGGTCGGCCCGCCAAAATTGAAAATGAGAAAGTCATCTCGGTGATGATTTACCAAGGTGCGTCATATCCTATAGGTCTCACTCCTCAGGACAGATGCCCTGTATGAGCTCTTAAGGCTCGGTTCTTCAACCCTAGAAGCTCTCTGGCCAGGTTAAGGTGCTTAGCTATTTGGTAAAAATCATCAGCATAGACCTCTGGAATTTGAGTAGGAGGTAATGGTTTTGCAGTGGCGATGGCGCGGTTAGACTCACACCTGAATCCTATGGAGTATAAAAAACGACTGTTTTCTTGTTCAAATTTATTCACAAGAGTATAGGCTTGGATATATTCATTCGTAGGTGCGCAATTATCTAACACAAAAAAACGTGATGTTATCGCTGGGATTTTATTTATATTTATGTCCCGGGTGTTATCAGGCAAAAACAGTGTGCTGCTTTGGTTAGGTGAGCTCTCCATCCTTTTGCTTACATCATAAAGCGTACCGGAGGCATCAAGGTATACCGCATGATGTACAGCACATATGTGGCTTCTGGGCCACAGTGAAAGGTCCCAGCCTAAAACCATACGGCCGCCAAATTCCTTAACCAAGGACTCTACATTCCAGTAGCAGTTAGCGAATGGAAGTGGGTACTCCACAACTGGGACTGATATCGGCTCAGCTCCTCGGTTAATTTTGTTGCAAAATTCTAATAGGTTATTATTATCTGAATCAATTGGTTCGCATACTGGATACGCAGAATTCATTAAAACCCCCAGATAAACATGAGCATTTATAAACGCAATAAATCTCAACTTTTTTAACATATAGGGTATTAATTAGGAAGGTGATAGATCGGTTAATAAGGGTTATCGAGATGAACAAAAAGCATGGATAGTTGGCTGAGTGGACGAAAGAAGTCGGTTACTAACCGATCGGGTGGGTCATATGGCTGTCGCCCCGCAGGTTCGAATCCTGCACTATCCGCCAAACATGGGCACGAGCATTAACGCTTAAATAAGTCCTTATAGGTGCCAGATTGCTCGCCTGGCCGCCAGACCTACGAAACAGGGCACACAACAGGTAAGATCATTGGACATATGAGGGCTGTTCTACCCTAACTGATGTCGAGCCAAACCAGTGCTCTTTCCGTTGTGGTTTTTTCTGATGCTAGTTGGTTCGGTTGCGGCGGATACCAAGGCGACGAAGGAATTGCTGACGCACAGCACCACAACCCAATCCCTCTACCTTGGAGCCATTGCGGCTATCCTCGCTGCACTGGCAGCGTGCATTACTGGCCATTAAAAGTGACTTTTTAAAAAAATTTGCTTGAACCAGTAATTCACAGACTTAAACGGAACATTGCTCCGCCGTTATTGAGATAATCACTCGGCCGGAACGGCAAAAGTGACTTTTAACTCAGGAGCGTCAATGAGCAAAATCATGGTGATCATCGGGCTAGCACTCTGCGTGTGGGTGTTTGTTCGGTATTGGTTGTAGTAGTCGCCATATTGGAGGCTGCGCACTTGCGCGGCCTTTTTCATTTCAGGCTCACGGGAACCATCATCGATACGGCTCGTTGTTAAATCAGCCCGATGGGCCTGACCCTTTTCAAACACACAGCGCCATCCGTCATCAACGGAGGTGGAGACTATGAAAATGCCTGACAAAATATTTTCGGCGGCCTCGTACTGCACGTCAGGCGGCCTTATATGCACAGGGCTGGCAAGGACCTATGACTGGTTTCATGGCCTTGACTGGAATTTTATTGCCCTGGCCAGTGGCGTGATAATTGGTGTAGCGACTTACCTGACCAATCTCTACTTTAAGCGCCGCTGGACGAAGATGTATCAGCAGTCCCTCGATCGTGGTTATGGTGGCCCGCCACCGCAGGATGAATAGCGATGGCTAACCTGAAAACAAAACTCAGCGCGGCCATGCTGGCGCTTATCGCTGCTGGCGCATCAGCTCCCGTTCTCATGGATCAGTTCCTGGATGAGAAAGAGGGTAACAGCCTCATATCGTACCGCGATGGCGCCGGTATCTGGACGATATGTCGTGGTGCTACCCGGGTAGATGGAAGGCCTGTAACGCAGGGGATGAAGTTAACCCAGGCCAAATGCGATCAGGTAAATGCCGTCGAGCGCAATAAGGCGCTGGCATGGGTAGATCGGAATGTGCGGGTTCATCTGACGCCTCCTCAAAAGGTCGGGATTGCCAGTTTCTGCCCCTATAACATCGGGCCCGGTAAGTGCTTCCCTTCCACTTTCTACCGCAAGCTGAATGCAGGTGACCGTAAAGGTGCCTGCGCTGAAATTCGCCGGTGGATTTTTGATGGCGGGAAAGATTGCCGCGTGCGTTCCAACAATTGTTACGGACAGGTCTCTCGTCGCGATCAGGAAAGCGCACTGGCATGTTGGGGGATAGATGAATGAGCCGATTAACCGCCATTATCAGCGCTGTTGTGATCTGCCTGATAGTCAGCCTCGGCTGGCTGGCCAGCCACTACCACGACAACGCCACCGAGTTCAAAAGGCAGCGCGATAAAGTGACTGAGCAGCTCAGCCTGGCGAAAGATACTATCGCTAACATGCAGGTAAGGCAGCGCGATGTTGCAGCACTCGATGCCAAATACACGAAGGAATTAGCCAATGCAAAAGCTGAAAATGACGCTCTGCAGCGTAAGCTTGATAATGGTGGTCGGGTGCTCGTCAAAGGCAAGTGTCCAGTGTCAGCCCCAACCCAAGCCACCGGCGCCGCCAGCATGGGCGATGATGCCACCGTCGAACTCTCTGCAGTTGCTGGACGAAACGTTCTCGGTATCCGGTCCGGAATCATCAGCGATCAAACAGCCCTGAGAGCCCTGCAGGACTATATTCATACGCAGTGCCTCAGATAAAAAAGCGAGGCCAAGCCTCGCTTAGATTACTCACCCAACTTTGCGGTAAGGGTAGCCAGCTTTTTTGATGTGGGCATCAAAATACTGGCCTTTTGACGACGCATTCATTAGTGCTGTGTATACGGTAGATGGAACCCTTGAGTATTGATAAATGCCACCGCTATGGAATGCAATTTCCAGAGTTGAAGTGGCGTGGTCGTAACCAACTGAATGGAGATTTGAAGATGAAACAGGTTGACGATTCAAAACGGTTTCCTCTTTTGAGTGGGAAGAGTCCCGAGGAGATCGTAAAACTATTCAACAGCTACAACTTTGTCGACGATCATGGTCATCGACTGGATGTGTGCCAGGACTTCAAAGATTTGGTTGAACTGGCTAGCCATGCCCGACAGCGTTAAGAAAGTAACCTGGCCAGCAACCTGCAGGGCTACAGAAACCCGCTTTACTTTAGTTTTTTAGCCAATAAGTAATTGGTGATTACTCCAAGAGAAACCCCAACAATCCACGGCACAGCTGAATTAAGCATTAGCGAGTTGTTCACATTAATGCTGGCGGTGATGCAGGCATAGGTATTTGTAAAAGCAAACCATGTAAAAAGTATCTGTTTCATTTGGTTATCTCCATGCTTTCCCTCCCAACAATATCCACCTACGAGCCAGTAAAAGCAAATTAGCGCACAATAAATCAGTGCAGGCCAACTGCCCAAAGACGGCTGGAAGATTAAGCACTAAAGAAGCTACTCTTTGGATGAAGGGCTTTGATATCTACCATTAATAGGTGTTCTCATCTTTAGGTGAAGGATGTACCTTGATAATGTTGATTATCATTCACGATACTGGTGTTGTTATGAAAAAGGGATTTATCGGTACAATCTTCTTGGGCGGTATGCTTCTGGGGTGTGCGAGCCCCGCTGAAAACCCGCATCCAAAGCTGCTATATTCGTCAACCCCTGCATATCCGTATTATGCACTGGCTAACAGGATTGAAGGAGATGTGACGGTTAGATACAACGTAGGGGGTGATGGGAAGATATCAAAGGTATGGATCCTAAAATCAGAACCCCAACACCTCTTCGACTCTGCAGTTATTGCGGCAATGGCCCAATGGCGTTATGAAACCAATAAACCGAGTCAAGGTTTAACAAAAACAATATATTTCAAACTCCAGGCTCCGTCTGACTAAACGCAATAGAAGAGCATTGAGACCTTCTTCATTTATGATGCATACATTGTCATCGCAAAGGCCACTTACGGGTGGTTTTTTATTGCCGTCGACTTATTTTATTTAACGCGACGGCAAAAATTCTACGGATAGACTTGGGATTTATGGGTTGCGTCTAAACCAGTTCTCTCTATGTGTATGAAAATCGATAACTTGATCTGAGCAAGAAGAACATACAAACGAATCGTATTCATAGCATTCGAGCAAGTCTCCATCATCGATTGTGTTTGGGCATGCAATAGGCTCTTCATCCAGCGGTGTAGTAAACCCATTGCAGGGAACATCATGAATCAATGGCAGAATTGCAATGTTAAAATTATAAAGCTGCGCTTCTGTTAGATTTTCAATTGTCTGTTCGGCAGCAACTTGTCTAGCTATGCCGATTGTAGTATCAGGCGAGCGTTGGGTTTGATTGGCGCTATCGATTAAGAGGTCTATAGCGTTATCAACAAGGTAACGTAAAGCAATCAAATTCATCAGCTAATCTCATGGAATGAATGGGTAGTCATTTCAATCCATTTCTCAAGTTGTCACCTTAATGCAGATCAGGAAATTATGGTTATCTGAAACAGTAACTATTCAAAATAAGCGCATGAAGCACTCTTTGATCTTGCAATTGTGGGAAAAAAGGTGAAGGGAGCCTGCATGTGGCCCTGTCGCGCAGTTGCTCGCCACTGAAGCTGATTGCTAATCCTTGCACGGAAGAAATAAACATTCACCACACATGAGGATAAAACTATGAAGCAATAAAGTGGATATGCCGCAGTTGACGGGCAATGCAGCAGTCTCATGGTGCTGCCCCGAGTCGCGTAATGGCGAGCAGGTATAGCAGACCGTTGTGAGGGTAAATGAGGGGACATGCTCCGGTAAGGCAGCGCGAATGCCACACGCGCACCGGTTATCAGCGGCGATGATGCGACAGCGACTCAAGGGCATGAGCGTGGCCACTCCGGGAAGTGGCGAAGCATTACAGGAGCTATTCTGCCGAGTGGCTTCGATAATGCTCACCACATCGCACAGAGGTAACACATGTCAGAGATCACAGCAGCAGAACAGATCCGACTGAATCTGCTTTCAACCCTGAACTACGACACCGCGGCAGCTGCTAAGGCGATTGAGTTCGTCCAGAATAGCCAGCTCAAATACCAGCTGTTTATCCAGCAGTACAGTCGCGTAACAACTGAATCAGAAGTGGTGGCGCGGACCATCAAGGCGGTTCAGGAGTCGGCGGAAGCGTTAGCGCTGTTCGATCCAGCTCCTGAGCAGTCCAGTTAACTTTCCAGCAGGCATTCATAGAGTACCTGTGATAACGTTATTTCTTCATTTAACGAGGAATAAATAATGAGTAAAATTTGGGTAAAAGAAATATCCCACCCTGGTGGAACGGCAACATTTCAAGCAAAAGAGATCCCGCTCGGGGCTTGGGTTGATGTTTATATCAGGGCTGGAAGCAGTGCCGCGGACATAGACGATTATAATCAACGAGTAATAGACTGGAAGGATCAAAAAACAAAAGAAGGCTTTGAAATAATAGAAGTTCCGGATCATTAATAAGTTATATGAATTTTACAGCAGCCTCGCAATTGCGGGGCTTTTTAATGCGCATCGCCCGCGCCCATCAAAGAAAGTCTGTCAGTAGTGAGCTTGGGTAATGCCGTTAGGTAGCCTTTATCTCAGGCGGCCTTGTCACGTTACAGGCTCACACCTAAAGGTGGTTCCATGAGCAACACGGCAAATGAACTATCAGGCGCAGTTAAAGATGTTCTGCATGCGCTTTTCTTCCGTGGTGCGCTGGAGTCCGGCTACCAACCTTCTAAATCAGTCGCTACTCAATTAATGGCTGCTGGTCGGGCAGATACCAGGACGTTACGTGCCCTGCATCGAACTGAGAACCACTTTACCTTTCTGACAAAAGAAGGGCAGGAATGCGCAATCCGTTATTTTGTAAATTCTGATAATTGCATTCAGCGCAATATATCTGAAAACCCCATTGTCATCGTAGCTAAATTCAATACAGCGCCGAGCCCCGATCAGATTGAAGCTATAAGAAAGACTGTTGAAAAAGCCATGGTTCAGACCCAGGCACATCTGAGACGCATCTTATAGGTGATATCATGAACAAAGATCCCCGCATCTACGGCAGCAAGTGGGACCGTGAGCGTCTTATCTTCCTTCGTGCGCACCCCTTGTGCGTCATGTGCCAGGAGCAAAGCAGGGTGACAGCGGCAACGGTGGTTGACCACATCATCCCGCACAAACTGAAAGAGGCTCTGCGCTCTGGTGACTGCCAGGCAATCGCGAAGGCACAAAAACTTTTCTGGAGCCGGAAGAACTGGCAAGGGCTGTGTAAGCAGCACCACGACTCAACGAAGCAGCGGATGGAGAAGCGTGGCACCGTGATCGGCTGCGATGAAAATGGGATGCCACTCGACCCGGCTTCTCATTGGTTTAAGTGATAACTATTATCAATATACCTCAAAGTGATTGTCATTTGAAATCATTAGCATTCAAATGATATCGATTCTCATCTGAGGGGGATGGGCGGGTCAAAAGTTCAGAACCTCGAACCCAAATGACCGCCGCCAGTCCTTTTTGTGCACAACCGCGAAATGAAAAGTTTTTTTCCGGGAGGTTCCGATGGCAGGACGACGCCCGAAACCGACCCACCTCAAAGTGGTTACCGGCAACCCGGGCAAACGAAAACTCAACGATAAAGAACCCACGCCAGCTAAAGAAATTCCAAGCCCCCCAGCTCATCTTACCGACTGGGGTAAGGTGGCATGGGGTCGGCTGACTGTGCTTCTCGATGGTATGGGTGTTCTCACCGTTGCAGATACTTTGGCTCTTGAAAGGCTTTGCGATATTTATGCCGATATCCTGCAACTGCGCGACACCATCGCTGTAGAGGGCAGAACTTATACCGTCCAGACCGAGGGTGGTTTTCTGATAAAGGCCAACCCGGCAGTTTCAATGCTGGCTGATGCTGACCGTCGTTTTAAAAGTTACCTGGTTGAATTCGGTCTGACACCAGCGGCAAGGACGAAGGTGAAAGTGAATGGCGAAACCCCCGAAGAAGACACGCTCGACAAGTTCTTCGGTTGATCCGGCAACGCAGTATGCAAAGGATGTAACCTCTGGAAAAGAACTGGCCGGTCCTGACATTCGAAATGCCTGCCAGAGACACCTCAGGGATCTTGAATCTTGCCATGCACGAGGGCTCCATTGGGATGTTGAGGCAGCACAGCGCTCCATTGATTATTTTGCGAAAGTCCTCAAGCTTAACGGGGGCGATTTTGAAGGTGCGCCTTTTGTTCTGCTTCCATGGCAGTGTTTCATCGTCGGTTCGATTTTTGGCTGGAAAAATGCCAGAGGTTTTCGCCGGTTTCGAATGGTTTACGTGGAATCAGGAAAAGGATCTGGCAAATCCCCCCTTTCTGCCGGGATAGGTCTTTACTGTCTCACTGCAGATAAAGAACCTCGTGCTGAAGTTTATGCTGCTGCAACGAAAAAAGACCAGGCAATGGTCCTCTTTCGTGATGCGGTGGCGATGGTCGATCAGTCTCCGGCTCTTTCCGCACGCATACAGAAATCTGGCGGCGCCGGAAAAGAGTGGAACCTGGCTTTTCTTCAGGCTGGTTCATTCTTTCGCCCAATTAGTTCAGATGACGGACAGTCGGGTCCACGACCACATTGCGCTCTTATTGATGAAGTTCACGAGCATAAAAGCAATCAGATTGTTGAAATGATGCGCGCCGGCACTAAAGGTCGCCGGCAGGCACTCATTTTTATGATCACCAACAGTGGACACGATAAAACCAGCGTCTGCTATGACTATCACGAATACGGTAGAAAGGTATCTGCCGGTTCGATAGAAGATGACAGTTTTTTCGCCTTTATTTGTTCACTGGATGAAGGTGACGATCCTTTCAAGGATGAGTCCTGCTGGAAAAAGGCTAACCCCTCGTTGGGTCACACGTTTGAAGAAAGCTATCTTCGTGAGCAGGTGACTCAGGCCCGGGGAATGCCTTCAAAAGAAAGTATTGTCAGGCGTCTCAACTTCTGTCAGTGGGTTGACGCGGCTAACCCGTGGATGAGCAGTGATGTCTGGATGGGATGTGAGGAAAACTTTGACCCAGATGAGCTGGAGGGTGAGGAATGCTACGGTGGCCTGGACTTGTCCGGATCCCGTGATTTGACTGCCCTGGCGCTGTTTTTTCCAAAAAAACGCAAGTTGCTGGTGGAGTTCTGGACACCCAAAGATACCTTGCTCGAACGGGCTAAAACGGACCGGGTGCCTTATGACGCCTGGGAGCGCGATGGTCACATCCACACTACGCCAGGCAAAGCGGTGAAATACGGCTTTGTTGCCCAGCGTATTGCCGATCTGACGGAGAAGTTTGATATCAAGGCCATCGCCTTCGACCAGTATCGCATTAAATATCTTGAGCCGGAGCTTGAGGAAGCATCTGTTTCTGTTCCCTTAATCCCTCATGGGCAAGGTTTTTACAAAGCGAAAGATTCCGGGCTGTGGATGCCTCACTCCATCGAATTGTTTGAAGAGTTGCTTGATGACAGCGTCATTATCATCAGGACGAACCCTTGTCTTCGCTGGAATGCGGCTTCAGCAGTGACGGAGGCTGATCAGAAAGAAAACCGAATTTTTGCCAAGAAAAAAAGTACCGGGCGTATCGACGGCATTGTGGCGGGCGCTATGGCAATCGGTGCCTCCGAAGGCTATGAGGATGATTCTGGCGATATCGACGACTTTTTCAGTAATCCCATCATTGTGTGAGTCACCATGAATAAAGAGAAGAAGCCAGGCCGGATAAAAAGCGTCGTTCGCCGGTGGCTCGGCGTACCCATCTCCCTTACCGACGGTGAATACTGGGCTGCTTATGGTGGTGGGCAGTCCGCAGCAGGGAAATCCGTTACGGTTGATAAAGCCCTGCAGTTATCGGCAGTCTGGTCGTGTGTAAGGCTGTTATCCGAAACCATCGCGACGTTGCCTGTTGGTTTTTACGAAAAAACGGCTGACGGTCGCCAGAATGCAAATGATCACCCGCTTTATGAGCTCCTCCATAATCAACCCAATGCTGATATGACGGCAGTGGAGTTCTGGGAAATGATCATGGCCAGCCTGCTTTTGTGGGGGAATGCTTATGCAGAAATCGATCGAACCGGAAAGCGTATTACCTCGCTGGTTCCTCTCAGGCCAGAAAGGATGAAGATTGATTTAAGCAAGAGCGGAGATCCAATTTATACCTACCGTGACTGGCCTTCAGGTACATCCCGAAACATTGATGAACGGGACATCATGCACATCCGTGCGTTCAGCACCAATGGTGTCATGGGGCTGTCACCTGTCAGTTATGCCCGACAGACACTTGGCCTGGCAATGGCAACAGACGAAGCCAGCGCCAAAGTTTTTAAAAACGGTATGCGGCCCAGCGGCGTTCTCTCAATGGATCAGATCCTGAAAAAAGAGCAGCGCAATGAAGTACGTGAAAGCATGGTTGAACAATTTTCTGGATCCATGAATACCGGGAAAATGATGGTTCTTGAGGCGGGAATGAAGTTTCAGCCTGTTGACCTCAACCCGGAAGATGCCCAGATGCTGCAGTCCAGAGCCTTCAATATCGAAGAGATTTGTCGGTGGTTCAGAGTATGGCCGGGGTTGATTGGACATACCGCCCAGGGGCAGACGATGTGGGGAAGTGGCGTCGAACAGATGCTGATTGGCTTTTTAACGTTTTCACTTCGTCCATGGCTGACCCGTATTGAGCAGGCGATTCGTAAAAGTCTCCTGGCTCCGGGAGAAAGAAATAAGTACTTCGCAGAGTTTTCCATCGAAGGTCTCTTACGTGCTGACAGCGCCGCCCGTGCAGCTTTTTACTCAACGATGACCCAGAACGGTCTGATGACCCGCAATGAAGCACGGCAAAAAGAAAACCTTCAGCCAAAACCTGGCGCTGACCAACTAACCGTTCAATCCAACCTGCTGCCGATAGATCAGCTTGGCAAGTCCAGCGACAGTGAATCAGCCAAAAACGCACTTCGGGAATGGCTTGGCATTAAATCAGAGGAGACGCCGGAATGTACCGGAAAAACGCAGCCATGAAAGTAAAGGCATTCGACTTCGATATTAAGGCTGTCAACGATGACGGCCTTTTTTCTGGATACGGTTCTGTCTTCGATGTGGTGGATAGCTACAACGAAATCGTGGCGCCGGGCGCATTTCTCGAAAGCATCGAGGAAACGCGGGCTAAGGGGAGGACGTTCCCTGTTCTCTGGCAGCATCGCACCGGTGAACCCATCGGGAACTGGGATATCTCAACCCTGAAAGAAGATAAGCATGGGCTTTTTGGTGAAGGCGCTTTGTGGCTGGACGACGCCGCCTACGCCAAAACTGCATGGAGAGGCATGAAAACCCGTGCCATTACGGGCCTTTCCATTGGCTATTACGTTCGGGAATCGAATTACGATGAGAAAACCCGGATCCGCACATTAACGAAGCTCGACCTGGTTGAAATCTCCATCGTTACAGTACCAGCCAACGACGATGCCCGCATCGACGTCATTAAGTCGAAATTGTCACACGGTGATCTTCCTTCCTTACCTGAATTTGAGAAGTTCCTGCGAGAGGCAGGTTTCTCGAAAAGTCAGTCCGCTGCGGTCGCCTCCCGCGGACTGTCCTATCTGCTTGACCGGAGTGAGTCCGGGGGCGAAGACGGCGAAACCAAAGCGGCTATTGCGGCGATGCGCCAGCAACTGAGCCAGTTTTCTCTCCCAAAAATTCTCTAAGGGATTTATATGTACCAGAAAAAATCGGCTGATGATCAGCCACAAAGTATTGGCGAAATCTCTAATCAGCTCACCATGGTGATTGATCAGGTCAAAAACTTTGGCGAAGACGTGAAGAAAAAAATGGAGGCAGGAGAAACCGTTTCGATGGAACTGAAACAACGAACGGACGAGAGCCTTAATCAGATGAACGAGCTGAAAGAACGTCTCACTGAGCTGGAGCAAAAAGGTGCACGCCGCCCGAACGATGCACCTGCACAGCGAAAATCGCTCGGTGAGCTGGTGGTCGAAAGTGAAGAGTTCAAAGGTATGGACAGTTCGGCCCGTAAGAGCATCCGCGTCAAACTGGAACAGAAAGATATTATGAACGTGCCGGCCACTACGGGCACTGGCGCGAGCCCAACCAACAGCCTGGTGGTCTCCGATCGTGTTCAGGGCATTATAGCCCCGCCGGAACGTACTCTGACCATCCGTAATCTGCTTATCCCCGGCACTACCGCATCTAACGGTATTGAATTCGTTCAGGAAACGGGGTTTACCAATAATGCTGCAGCTGTGGCGGAAGGTGCCCTGAAACCAAAATCTGACATTCGGTTTGATCTGAAAAGTGCGCCGGTTCGTACTATTGCGCATTACTTTAAAGCATCCCGTCAGATCCTGGACGATGCGCCCGGTCTGGCCAGCTATATCAATGGCCGCGCTCAGTATGGTCTTCGTTTCAAAGAAGAGCAGCAACTGCTGAGCGGCGATGGCACCGGCGCGAATATCCTCGGTATTCTGCCGCAGGCAACAGAATTTGCACCAGCCCTAACCCTGTCCAATGCCACGCCGATCGACCGTCTTCGCCTGGCTGTTCTGCAGGCCGTTCTTGCGGAATATCCGGCGTCTGGTTTTGTCCTGAACCCGATTGACTGGGCAGGCATCGAGCTGACCAAAGATAACGAAGGTCGCTATATCATCGCGCAGCCGGTCAATGGTGGTGTTCCTCGTATCTGGGGTCTCCCTGTTGTGGAAACACAGGCCATGGCGCAGAACAACTTCCTGACTGGTGCCTTCAACATGGCTGCGCAAATCTTCGACCGCATGGATATCGAAGTGCTGCTCTCCACTGAGAACGAAGATGACTTTATTAAAAACATGGTCACCATTCGTGCGGAAGAGCGTCTGGCGTTAGCGGTTTATCGTCCGGAAGCATTTGTCACCGGTACTGTAACCGCTTCTGGCGGCTGACAATTCAGGGCCGCTTAGCGGCCCTCTCTTTCTGAGGAGATAGTGATGGCCAGAAAAAATGTGGCTGAACCGTCTGTATCCGACGGCATAAATGCGGCGCCAGAACCCACAGAGTCCGGGACTATTCAGGTTCAGCCTGTCCGGCGTTTTATGGATGGCGACATTTTCAGGACGCCAGCTGATGATCCGTTTCACGTCTCTCGCTTACGTGCTGCCGAGCTCAAAGGTAACGGGCTGGTGACCATAGTTGGTGAAGTCCCTGATAACAAAATGAACCGCGCCCCCGAAACCAAAGGGTAATGGTTATGACGGTAATCAATACTGAAACAGCCATGGAACATCTCAGGCTGGATGATGAAATCGATAAAACGATGGTGGAGGGGTATCTCGCCGCTGCGGAGGATGCTGCAATGCAGTTTCTCAACCGACGCTTTTTCGCTGACCAGGCTGCTCTGGATAGTGCTGTTGAGAATGAAAGCGCTGGCGATCGTCCTCTTATCATCACGCCCTCCATTCAGAGCGCGGTTCTTCTTATCGTGGGCTGGTTGTATGAAAACCGCGGGGATGATCTGAGTCCTGATATTCCAGGACCCGCACGCTGGTTGCTGAATCCCTGGCGAATTCAAATGGGTGTTTAGCCGGAGGGGATGATGAAAATTGGACCAATGCGGCATCGGATCACCATCCGTAATTTTATTACTACACGAACACCGAGTGGTCAGCCAACAGAAGAGTGGTCTGACAGCGCCACTATCTGGGCAGAGGTTAAGGGAATCAGTGGGCGAGAGAGCCTGACAGCAGGAGCAGAAAGGGCGGATGCTACCATTCGTGTATGGGTTCGATATCGCAAAGATATTTCGGCATCATCGCGGCTTCTTGTCCTGAATGGCCCCTACAAAGGAGTGACATTGAATGTCACCGGGCCTCCGGTGCCAGATAGCAAAGGTACCCGGCTGGAAATTCTTTGCAAACAGGGGACCGAAAAATGATTGATGTGAATCTGGATTTTTCCGGGCTGCAGGATATCGCCCGCGATCTGCAAACGCTCAGCAAGGCCGAAAATAATAAAGTTCTCCGGGATTCGACCCGTGCTGGCGCCGAATTGCTCCGCGAGGAGGTTATTGATCGCGCTCCTGAGAAATCCGGAAAACTGAAGAAAAACGTTGTTGTTGTCACCCAGAAAAGCCACCGTCGCGGTGAAATTTCATCGGGGGTGCATATTCGTGGCGTTAACCCACGAACGGGGAACAGCGACAACACCATGAAGGCCAGCAACAAGCGGAATGCGTTTTACTGGCGCTTTGTGGAGCTGGGAACATCTACGGCGCCAGCACATCCGTTTGTTCGTCCTGCCTTTGATACCCGCATGGAAGAGGCTGCGCAGGTGGCGATGCAGCGGATGAATCAGGCTATCGATGAGGTGCTGGCTAAATGACAGAAGATGATCTCTATGGCCTGCTGTCGCCGCTGGCAGACGGGCGGGTTTATCCGTATGTAGTATCGCTGGGCAGCGACGGCCTTCCCGATGTTCCCGCGCCTTACATCATTTTCTCGATACCGACTGATGTTGCCGGGGATGTTTTCTGCGGCCAGGCAGAGTCGACACTGCGCATTCAGGTTGATGTATGGGCTGAAACGAATGACGAAGCCCGGGCGTTACGCCTGGATGCCCTGGCTCGCCTGCAGGTTCTTTCACCTGTCGAGGTGACAAAAATTCCTGGCTACGACACGACAACCCATCTTCATCGGGCAACCCTCGAAATAACGGTTATTGCCTGACAAAAACCAATCCAATCCGACCGCCGCTGGCGGTTTTTTCATTTATGGAGGCTGCGATGTCAGCATTATTTGAACGTGCCCAAAAAACGGTAGTAATGATTACCTCTGTGCCGGTCACTGCGGCAGAGCTGGATACGGCAACCTGGTTAAACCTGAGTTGCACTATCAAACAGGCCAGCTTTACCGCTGGTCAGAAAAACGATATTGACGTAACAGTGCTGTGTTCTGATGAAACGGAAAATATCAACGGCCTTCCTGCTCCGTCTGAAATGTCACTTTCCGGTAACTTCTACCGCAACCCGGCGCAGGATGCACTTCGTGCAGCATACGATAACGACGGGGTTTATGGATTTAAGGTTATTTTCCCGTCTGGTAATGGATTCCTGATGCGAGCTGAGGTACGTCAGCACACCTGGGATTCTCAAACCAACGGTGTTGTTGCTGCAACGTTCTCGCTGCGTCTGAAAGGTAAACCGACCAATATTAACTCCCCAGGAGTTCTGTCGTTTGCTACTGACCTTCCGGCGTCCCAAACGGTCGCGGCAGGAAGCGCCCTGACTATGGGCGTGGTCGTCCAGGGCGGTACGGCACCTTATACCTACGTCTGGAAAAAGGGCACCTCGACGGTCAGCGGCCAGACCAGCGCAACGTTTACGAAAGCCAGCGCTGTATCCGGTGATGCCGGGGTTTATTCCTGCGTGGTTACTGATGCCGATGGCACTGTGATCACTTCTTCTGATTGCACTGTCACCATCAATTAACGGAGCGCCGGGAGACCGGCGATAAACTTAATGTCAAAACCGAGTCTTAAAGCACTGGCACTGGCACCGATGGCGGGCTTTCGTAAAAAAGAAGTCTCCGTTCCGGAGTGGGATAACGCCAAAGTCATCATTCGTGAGCCATCAGCAGAAGCCTGGATTCGCTGGCAGGGCATTGCCAGCCTGGAACCACCCAAACTACCGGAAGGGCAGGAGCCCCAGGAGGCACCAGAACTGACCCCTTCAGAACGAGCCTTCCGCACGATGCGGGCCGACGTCACGCTTTTCATCGATATTTTGCTGGATACCGACCTGCAGCCCGTCTTTACTGTCGATGACACCGAACAGGTTGAAGTGATCTATGGCCCTGTGCATTCCCGGCTGTTAAAGCAGGCACTTGATCTCATTCGTGACGCGGATGATGCTAAAGCAAAGTAAAAATGCCTGGCATGCAGTTCCTGATGGCGCTGGCGCTCCGGATGGGCCGCACGCTGGGCGAACTGCGACAAACCATGACAGTCGGCGAATTCCGGATGTGGGCTGAATACGACCGTATCAGCCCAATCGGCGATATTCGCGGCGATATTCTCAATGCTCAGCTGGTATCTGCGGTTTACGGAGCGCAGGGCTGTAAAGTCACCATTGAAGATGCTCAGCTTCAGTGGGGCACAGTAGAGGATGAGGTAAGCGACAGCGGCGATCCCTTTGCAGGGTTGGAAGCGGCGCTGCTGGCTGCGTCAGCATAGCCAGTAATAATTCGTGTGGATGCCACTCATAACAGGTGTTATGTTGTTTTTTTTGACACACGGAGTGCTTTAAATGACTACTACTGGCTGGATATTATTATTTGTTTTTGCTCGCCTTATTGATCTTGTTATCTGGTATTTCCTGAACAGAGGAAGCGTAAGAGCTAATGATCAGATCGCTATGCTTAAAGAAATCTCTGAAAAGCAAAGTGCTCAAATTGATCTTCTGATTGCACTTGCTCATAAAAAAGAGGAACCAGAAAAAGATTATCTGGAAGAAGCAAGGAAAAAAGCTGGTTTAATTTAATAATATTGAAATCATAAAAAGCCCCACAATGTGGGTTTTTTTGTTTCTGAGGAAATGAAATGGCAACCCTGCGTGAACTTATCATTAAAGTTTCTGCTAACTCTCAGTCATTCCAGACCGAGATAGCCCGCGCGTCACGTATGGGGGCTGACTATTATAAGACAATGCAGAATGGCGGCAGGCAGGCTGCAGCTTCAGTTCGGGAAACTCGCCGTTCTGTTGCAGAGCTAACTGACCAGATGGAGTCAGCAAAGGCTACCGCACTTGGATTGACCGGGGCATTTGCTGGTGCTTTTGCTACGGGGCATTTGATATCCCTGGCTGATGAATGGAATTCAGTAAACGCCCGCCTAAAACAGGCATCTCAATCAACTGATGATTTTACCAGCTCTCAAAAACAGCTGATGGATATCAGCCAGAAAACGGGCACATCTTTTTCTGACAACGCTAATTTATTTTCCCGTTCAGCAGCCTCAATGCGGGAATATGGTTACAGCTCCAGCCAGGTGCTGGATATTACTGAGGCTATTTCTACTGGTTTAAAACTTTCTGGCGCGAATGCTCAGGAGTCCAGTTCGGTCATCACTCAGTTTAGCCAGGCTCTGGCGCAGGGCGTGCTGAGAGGTGAAGAATTCAATGCCGTCAACGAGAGCGGCGACAGGGTTATACGGGCGCTTGCGGCAGGGATGGGGGTTGCGCGTAAAGACCTAAAATCTATGGCGGATCAGGGGCAGTTAACCATTGATAAAGTAGTGCCAGCCCTCATCAGCCAGCTTGGTAAGCTACGGAATGAATATGGTGAATTGCCGCAGACTGTTTCATCGTCGGCAACAAAAGTTGAAAACGCTTTTATGCAATGGGTCGGTGGAGCTAATGAAGCTAGTGGCGCGACAAATACCCTAACCGGATTACTTGATGGCGTAGCCAACAATATTGATCAGGTCGCCACTGCTGCCGGAGCGCTTGTTGCCGTTGGTGCAGCCCGATATTTGGGAAATATGGCTCTTGGTGCCAGCTCTGCAACGGCCGGGATTATTAACGCTGCAAAAAGTGAAGTAGCTTTAGCTGAAGCCCAGGTCAGAGGGACGCAGGTTTCGACAGCTCGCGCGCGTGCTGCAGTTTATCGTGCCCAGCAGGCACTGGCAGCGGCGCGGGGTACAGACGCGCAGGCCGCCGCAGAAAAACGGCTCTCACTGGCGCAGGAGTCACTTAACCGTAATATTCAGGCCAGAGTATCCGCTCAGGCTGCGCTGAACTCGGTTACTGCTGTAGGTTCCCGGCTCATGGGTGGAGCATTAAGCCTCGTTGGCGGTATTCCAGGGCTGGTTCTGCTTGGTGCCGGTGCCTGGTACACGATGTACCAGAATCAGGAACAGGCCAGATTATCCGCTCAGGAATATGCAAACACCATTGATGCAGTCCGTGAAAAGACAAAATCAATGTCCCTGCCCGAAGTTTCTGATAATGAGACCAAAACCCGTCAGGCGCTGGAGGAGCAAAACCGTCTTGTTGATGCACAGGCATCAAAAGTAAAAAGCCTGAAGGAAGAGATCGCGGGTTATCAGTATGTTCTGTCCAACCCCGGGCCGACAACCAGTGGCGGTTTCATGATAAACCACCTTACTTCGGTTGAAACGGTCACCCGTAGTCTGGAAGAAGCGACTTCCGCTCTGGCCGTTGAACAGGAGAGGCTGACTCAGATGCAGGCTAAGTCTGAGTCGATCCAGTCGGTACTGGAAGGGATAGAGAACAGGCGAATAGCATTAATCCGGCAGCAGGCCGCAGAACAGAATTCAGCATATCAATCGTTATTAATGATGAACGGTGAGCATACTGAATTTAACCGTTTGCTGGGTCTCGGAAATAATCTCCTCATGGCCCGGCAGGGGCTGGTAAACGTACCACTACGCTTACCACAGGTAGACCTGACAACCCAGCAAACGGCTGCACTGGAAAAAAGCCGCCGTGACCTGGCGCTTTCAAAACTCAAAGGAGAGGACAAAGAACGCGCACGACTGGGTTACGCTGCGGATGACCTGGGGTTAACTAACGATCCTCAGTTTCAGACCGGACGGCAGGAGTTGATTAATAACGGCCTGAATGAATGGAGAAACAACCAGGAAAATAAACCCAAGCCAAAAGGAAGGTATGGGAAAACCGAGGCGGAGAAAACCGAAGATACCTATACCCGGCTGATTAAACAGCAACGGGAGCAAATTGCTCTTTCCAGCCAAAACACTGAACTGGCAAAGATGAAATATCAGGTTACTCAGGGGGAATTATCTTCGCTTGAAAAATCCAAAAAGGAAACATTGCTGCACAATGCGGCGCTTATTGATCAGAAAAATATCGCTGAACAGTTAATAACATTCCGCGAAGGTCTGGCCGACAGTAATGCTGCCGCCCGGGAAAGGGGGAATATCGATTTCCTCGGTGCGGGACAGGGGGATAAAGCCCGTGACCGAATGAAGCAAATGGCGGATATTCGCGCTGATTTTCTCAGGCAGCAGCGTGACTTACAGCGTGATTTCAGTCGTGGGCAGATTTCCGAAGACCTGTATAAAAAGCAAACGGAAGCGCTTAAAACGGCGCTTGCCGAACGCCTGGATATTCAGGAGGAGTATTACAAAAAAACCGATGAACAGCAGTCAGACTGGCGCGCGGGAATCAGCGATTCCCTGATGAACTATGCCGATCAGGCTTCTGATCTGAGTTCAATGGCTGCCACTGCAACCAGCGAGATTCTGGATGCCACCACAAACTCTATCTCCAACAACCTGACAAACGTCCTGACAGGCGCTGCTTCTTTTAAAGATGGGATGTCTAATATTTTCTCTTCCTTGGGCGAATCGGTGATTAAGACGCTGATCCAGATGGCAACACAGGCGTTAATCACCAAAGCAATTATGGCGTCATTTGGCGGCGGAGCGGGTGGGTTGTTCGGTAGTCTTTTTGGCGGTGCCAGCGGTGCGGCAAGTAGTGGTACCGCTATTCAAAGCGCGGGAGCTAATTTTTCATTTAACGCTCTCGGAGGCGTTTACGATTCTCCGTCACTTTCTGCCTACAGCAATGGTGTTTACAGCACTCCCCAATATTTTGCGTTTGCGAAAGGGGCAGGTGTATTCGGCGAGGCCGGGCCGGAAGCCATCATGCCCCTTACCCGTGGCGCTGATGGTTCGCTGGGGGTCAGAGCTGTTGGGCGGGAATCACCGGCGGTACAGAACGCTGCGAAGCAGATCCAGGCACAGCCACGAATTGCTGTCAGCGTAGATGCCAGAAGTACGTTCACCGGTAAACCGGATGACATAACGATGCAGGCAATTGAGCGAAGGAATGACGCTCTGGAACAGCGGATAGTTAACACCTTAACCGCCGAAGTAAATAACCCCCAGAAGAAATTCGGTCGGGCTATTTATTCAAATCTCCAATCTAAAAAACCAAGATAGACCTGCCCGGAGGGAATATTCATGGCAGATATTTTCTACCCGGATGAATACCTGCCCATGCCGCTTATGGACGGGTACGGGTTTAAGCCCATATCACCTTTACTGCGAACGGAGATGACGTCCGGTCGCGCTCAACAACGAAGGCGATATACCTCAACACCCACCCAGGCATCAGTTAAATGGATTTTTAAAACTGATGCTCTGGCGCAAGTGTTTGAGGCGTTTTTCAGGGATGCGCTTAAAGATGGCCAGTCTTGGTTCTATCTGAAACTCCAGACTCCAGTCGGGGTAAAGCCCTATAAAGCCAGGTTCGTGGATATTTACGAAGGGCCGACGCTGGTCGCGCCAAAATACTGGCAGTACAGCGCAACGCTGGAATTATGGGAGCGCCCGTTACCGCCTTCTGGCTGGGGAAATTACCCGGAATGGCTGGCGGGCCAGTCGTTACTGGATATTGCGCTAAACAGAGAGTGGCCGAAGCATGACAATTCTTGAGCGACTATATGCCAGCAGCGGATCGGAGGTTATTCACGATACGCTGCAGATATCAGCAGGCGATGATAACTACTGGCTAACCAGTGGTTGGGATGACGTTTCAGTGACGCTGGAAAATGGTCAGCCGGTGACGCTTGAGGCCAGCGCGATAGATATCGCCTTACCAGCCAGGAACGCCGACGGGACACAGGATTTAAAGTTTGCTATCAGCAATATTGACGGACGGGTTTCAGAGGCGATCGATAAAATTCTGGATGAAATGAAATCAGCCACGCTGACATTCAGGCGGTACATTTCATCCGATCTGTCTGCTCCGGCATCATCACCGTATACGCTCGATATCAAATCCGGCTCCTGGACCCCGACAGCAGTTCAGGTCACGGCAGGCTATATGAATGTCCTCAAAACAGCCTGGCCCCGTAAACGTTACAACCTCGCCGAGCATCCGGGCTTACGTTACTAATCTGAGGCAAATATGTTTATCGCTGATAAATACCGTTCAGTCACCTGGCTGAAGGGCGGTCGCTCTTTTCCAAAACTCGACTGCTTCGGCATTGTGAATGAGATACGTCGCGACCTTGGGCTACCTGAATGGCCGGATTTTGCAGGTGTGACCAAAGACAGCGGAGGCCTCGACCGGGAAGCGAGAAAGCTGATGCTTTCGCTGAAACGTTGTGCCCCGTGTGAAGGTGCCGGAGTGGCTTGCTATTCGGGTTCAACGGTTTCCCATGTCGGGATTGTTGTGATGCTCGATAACCAGCTGCAGGTCGCGGAATGTAATCCAGGCTCGGGGGTTACGTTTCTGCCACTGGCGCGATTTATCCGCCGCTTTAACCGCGTGGAGTTCTGGCAATGACGATAAAGTTTTACCCGTCCCGGCTACCGGGTGAACCCCTTGAAAAGCACGATCATGGTGTGCTTACGCTGCATGAGTGGATGTGCAGAAATGTCCCGAGCTATTCACAGGATAAAACTCATCCTGTCGTGATCGAGCTGAACGGCCAGGCAGTCCCCCCGGCGGAATGGCCGTTATGTTTGTTGCGGCCAGACAGTGACGTGCGGATATATCCCATTCCGTATGGCACGGGTCTTGAAATTGCCGCGTGGGTTTCGGTGGCCGTATCCATTGCTTCTACGGCCTATGCATTATTCTTTGCCCCAAAACCAGAGCTGGGCGGCTTTTCATCCAGTAACGCTTCATCGCTGGATCTGAATCCGGCTAAAGCCAATACAGCGAAGCTTGGCGATCCCGTTAGGGAGGCTTTTGGGCGAAACCGGATTTACCCGGATTACCTGGTGCAGCCGGTAACTCGATTCGACCCTGCTGATCCCACCAGAATGACGGTCGAAATGTTTGTCTGCCTTGGATATGGGAGTTTCTCCTATACCGGTGGAGATTTTCGGGTAGGAGAAACTCCGGCGCTGACCTTAGGTGAGGGCTTTTCATATACCAGCTATGGGCCCGGCGATAATGTGGCTGGGGATCGTCGCAGTGAGATATGGTTCAACTCAACGGAAGTTGGGGGAACGTCGAGCGGCAGCGGCCTCGATATGGCTCAGACTGCCCCTGAAGCCAGTGATATCGTTGCTGATGCCATGACCGTCAGCGGTGCCTCTGTCTCGTTTTCTGGCCTCGATGTCGATGATGATAATGATGAAGACGAGGATGAGAACAAACTTCCTCCTGGCTGGATCGCCGGTGCAATTGTCACCCTGAAAGCGCCAGTGAATTATCAGGTATCCATCGAGGGCGGTTTTAACGTGCTGACAGGAGACGTCGTGTCAGAGATTGCGTCATTCAGCGGAATGCCTGTCACCCTAACGTTTAACGGTACTGACTATGATCTGCAGATCTCCACGTATATCCCTCACCAGGACGCCGTTCCGGGAACAGGGGGAGCGACTGCGGTATTACGCGCCAGTGCGTCGCCGTCAACGTATGACTTTACGACAACCAGCCAGACCTTTGTTCTGACCTGGCAGGGTATCACCTATACCATATCTCTGGTCGCCAACTACGGCACAATGTCTGGCTTGCTCACAGCGATTAATGGCGGGTTGAATGGTGCGGGGCTCATTGCTCAGGATGATGGCGGCGTGATACGTATCGTCGAGATCTCCAGCCCCTGGCGTGGCGGTTCCATTACGTCATCTTTCCTGCCTGCATCAGTATTTGGTGACAGCCCGGTATTTACTGCTGGTGCAGCCTCCAGCGGCGGAAGCCCTGCGGTAACAGCCAGCGTCACGCTGGCATACGATTCTGGCACTGCCTTTTCCGGATTGCCGGAAGGCACCCAGCGGATTTCCCTGGCGCACCGTGGCAACGAATACCAGATAGCGTCTACTGATGGTCCCTCTGCGACCGTACAGCGTGTGGTTAACGGTGTCGTTGACAGCACCTGGTCAGGCTTTATGACCCGTACCGTCGTGGATTTTGCCGCGTCTGGTATTAACGATAATGAAACCTGGCTAGGCCCCTTTCTGGCCTGCCCGCAGAATGAAGTTGTGGACGCCTTCGAGGTCAACTTTGCTTTCCCAAACGGAATTTGCGGGTTCCAGAACAACGGGAATAAGCGGGTCCGCCATGTCGAGTATGAAATCCAGTATCGCGTTTATGGTTCCGGATCAGGATGGACGAGTAAGCCAGGGGTTTACGCGCTTAAAAACATTAATGGCCTCGGTTTTACAGAGCGTTTTGATCTGCCCTCTCCTGGGCTGGTGGAGGTTCGATGCCGCCGCCGTAACGAGCAGGGGAGCAACAACGCGAGAGACAGCATGTTCTGGCAGGCGCTCAGAGGTCGTTTGCTTTCCCGTCCAACCTCCTACGCAGGGATATCAACAATAGGGATCACGGTTGAAACCGGCGGCCAGCTGGCGGCGCAGTCAGACAAGCGTGTGAGTGTTGTCGCCACGCGAAACTATGATGGCGGTGGTGACAGGACAATCAGAGGTGCGTTCCTGCATCTTGCCCGCAGTCTGGGATATCGCGACGACCAGATCGACATTGCGGGGCTCAGTACGCTGGAGGCCACCTACTGGACGCCAAGGGGAGAATATTTTGATCACCAGGCAAGCAGTGACAGCACGTCAGCAAAGGATATTTTCGACAAAATAGCCGAGGCTGGCATGGGGTATTTTCTGCTATCTGACGGGTTACTTTCTGTCGGGAGAGAGGGAGTCAAAAGCTGGACCGGAATCATTACTCCCCAAGATACCGTCGAGGAAATGCAGACGTCATTCAGGGTCCCGTCGGAGGATGATTTTGATGGCGTGGATGTGAAATATATCAACCCTGTGACCTGGGCGGAGGAAACCGTACAGTGCCGGACGCCGGAAAATCCTTTTCCGCGCAAAACGGAGGCATACACCATTGATGTTGCCATGACTGCAGATCGCGCCTGGCGTATCGGGATGCGTAGGTTAATGAAATATCTCCACCAACGCCGAACGTATACGGCTACGACTTCAATGCTGGGATGGTGTCATGACTTCGGTGATCACATCATTTTGTCCGACGACATTCCAACCGGGAAAACCCAAAGTTGCCTGATTGACGCGATGATTTACGACTTCCAGGAAATCACGCTGCACGTCACGGAACCACTGGACTGGAGCTACGCGAATCCTCGCTGCTGGATACAGTTTCAGGACGGTCGACCATCATCGCGAATGCTAACGCCGCAACGGGTAGATGATTTCACGCTGACGGTGCCGTACAACGACGACCTGCATCCCGGCGACTGGATTATGGACGACCCAGATATTGATCTGCCGAAGTTATTGTTCTGCGACAGTGAAAAGGGTGCGCGGCATGGGATAGTCCAGGAGGTTGCCCCATCGGGTGACAGCAACTGTCAGATTACTGCACCTGAATATAAAGAAATTTTCTACCAGTACGACGACGCCACATACCCCGGCGACGTCGCGTAATACCCCATAACAACCCCATAACAACCCCTAATTAACTCTTTTCGCTCAAACCCTCGTTTGAGCGAACGCCTTTTTTGGAGCAAAAAACATGGCCTTTAACCCGGAGCTGGGGAGCACGTCTCCCGCTGTGTTGCTCGATAACGCCGAGCGCCTGGATAAGCTGGTCAATGGAGATGCGGCCACCGTTCCCGACCGTGCCGGGCAACCGCTGGACTCCTGGCGTCTTATGCTGCAGACCTTCGCTGCTGTTGTCGAAAATACCCGCCAGAACCTGATCCCACTTGGCAAGCAATACCAGAGTGTGGAAGAGGCTCAGGCGGATATTGCCAGTATTCCAGAAGGTGCCACCACCTATGTACGCAGTCCGGATGATTCTGCTCTGGCGATCGAATACCGAAATGTCGCCGGGACGCTGACGGCAACCGGGCGCAGGATGCCATCACAGAGTTCTGTCGACGCAGTTATCCAGTTTATCGATGAGTTTATTGCCAGCGGGGCTGTCAGTGGTGACTTTTTCCCTTTCTTTGTCGATGGGGCCGGGAACGTGCCTGTGTACTGGGATAACGGTTTTGCGGTTTCCCGGATTGCCACATCGTTGTATCAGATGATCTATGAGGATGTTCATGCGCGGCTGGGGGATGCGTTGAATGTGCAGGTCACAGGGGTTTCCCATCTGTTTTTCCCGTTATTCATGGACAGCGCCGGAAATGTACCGGTGTACTGGAATGGTGGACTTGATGCGTCGGCAATTGCGACAGGACTGCTGGAAAAAATATGGACTTATATCAACGGCATCATCGCTAATGCGCTTAACCAGAATGTCCCTCTGGTTTCCCCTGGTTTTGTACCAGGGATGATGGACGCCGCCGGAAATATCCCGTTCTGGTTCCAGGATGGCGAGCTTGATGCGACAGGTATCGGGCCAAACATCAGGGGAATTTTCGCAAGATGGTATCAGCGGCGTATGTACACCTCAGCTTATAACATTCCTCTGCATACCGACGGGCGAACTCTGTGGCGCTGGAAAGCAAAGAAAGCGCAGCTCAAAGCTGGCCTGGCAACCCGGCCACACTTCATGCTGACGGGCGACAGCTGGACGCAGAATAACGAACTGGCGACCGCTATCGCCGGGCTGCTGCATGATGATTATGGTGATGCCGGTCTTGGCTGGCGCACGGTTAACTACGGAGCGGCACGCGATGGCTCGAATATCAACCGCTCTGCAGGGTGGAATCTGTATGACTCATCGCCGACAAGTGGTGCGCCGCTGTACGGCTGCGGAATTGATGGTCAGTCAGTCAATACGACCATGGCGACCGACTATTTCAGGGTGACGAATGTCCGCTGCACTGACTGCCGTATTTACTACCAGGATTTGAACGGGCGTTTCCAGTACGGCTACGACGCTGGCGGGATCACTCAGTGGACAGAGGTTGTCTGCGGGAATACCGGCGCGACAAAATCGGTGTTGCTGACAGGCATGACCGACGAGGTCAGAACCATATACATCAAAACCGATGGCAACATGGGGCGTGTCGCTATCCACGGGTTTTATCTGTGGCGCAGTGGCGTGGCGGGGTGTGTGATGAGCAAGGCGGGGAATTCCGGGATTCTTGCCGATCAGTTCCTGCTGTTCTCCGACAAAATCGCTGAGTACCTGAGCACAATGCAGCCTGACGTGATTGCGATTGTCATCGGGAATAACGATTACAGGATTTCTGAATCGACAGCCACATTCCGTACTGCTCTGCAAACGTACATGGCCGCCTGTCGTGCTGTGCTCCCTGACGTGGGATTTATTCTGATGGCACCACCCCGCACGAACGGAACAGCGATAACGCCCATCGTTGATTTCCGCGATGTGATGTACGACCTCTCGCAGTCGCTGAACTGCGAATTCTTCAGCATTTACGACCTGTTTGATACCTGGGCTGAAATGAATTCTCTCGGCTGTTTCCTCGATAACCTTCACCCCAATGCCGTGGGTGGAAATCTAATCGCCTCATCTCTGAATAACGCACTGATTAAAGGCTGAATCATGACAAATGAAATCTATATTCCGAAACTTGGCGATATTGTAATCCCTGGCAGCCATCCAAAAATCGGCCATTTTATGCAGCCTGATTTGCCTGTCACTGCAGGGTTAAAAGCGATGTACATCCACGGCGGTTCGGTTGATCTAAGCATCAGAAACCGGGCTGATAACTCAGCACCACTTACCCTTGTCGGTTCCCCGGAGATCGCCAGCGGCTTTGGAGCGGTATGTGGTTATGGGAAATGCTTCGATACCGGAAAGGTCTCAGCAAAAAACCAGACCCATATCGTGATCTGCAAACCGGTAAAGCCGACGGCGGCTACCGATGTGCAGCAGGCGTTCATGATGGGGAACTACAACTATTCCGGAGCACCCGCAGTTTATCGCGGTGACGGGCTCGCGTTTCTGTTTTCGGGGCAAAGTCTTTACGGGTCATTCGTTGAAGATAACAGCGTGACGCCGATAAACATGATCAACTACTTCAGCGCGGCCTATGACACCTCGAAGTGGGCGGCGTTTGTTTCGCTGATCGACGGTGATAACGGTATAGCACGCATCGGCGGACGTCAGGGCGGCGCGCTTGCATGGCAGAACTCGCGCGCGTTGACCAACAGGACTGCATACGCAGATCGGACAATCCGCATCGGTTCTCATCATGCACCTGCGGCCTATCCGGCGGGAGCGGCTATTACAATGGGCATGGAACTGATTTTCGAGACAGCACTGACGCAGGCACAGGTTGCATCGGTTATCGACAGTATCAGCGCGTATCTTAATTCTGCATGGGGTATTTCAGATCTATAACCTGCGATGGAGATAAAGGTAGATAGGTATTTAAAATTCAATTGGCGACTACACATATTCTCTGTAGTCGCTGCGAATTATTTTTTAATTGGCGAATAAATCAACTACCTGCCTTGCCAAAATGACAGATTCCTTTAGGTATTGAAGTACGTTTTCCTGACCTTCTTCAGTTGCATTTTCTTTGATTTTGTGTAGGGCAATGCTCAAGTCTGGAACGGGTTGAGTGAATGTAACTTTACTGGATTCAAAAATAGGTATTGAATAAACATCGATAGCCTTTGAGCCTAATATAAGGCCAATTTGTACCTCTTGGATGGTGGAGTTTGTTTCTTTGTTAGTGATGGATATTTTTTTCGCCACATTGATAACAGATATTGGTTCTCTGTGTTTGTTAAGGTTGCTTAATGCTGCAATTTCTCTAATTCTATATTTCCCGCCCATGAATGGTTCAAGTGTTTTTATTTTTATTTCAATAGCTTGTGGTAGTTTCCCCTTAAATATCTTATTAATTCTAGAATCTATATTTTCAGGCTTATCTGTTGATGGGAAGTATATTGATTCAAGTTCGTTGCCAGACATGCCATGCTCTTTAGCTATAGCTTGAGCGAGGTACTCATAACTTATTCTTATATTCTCTACCACGTCACCTAAAGCAAGGTTAATTGTAGGTGGCGTATCTTTAACAACATTCAATCTCAGTGAGGCCATACCAGCAGGATCAATCTTAAAATATTTTTTTAAGAAATTATTTAACTCATCTTGTCTTGGAGCATTGCTTTGGGTTTCCATTATCGAAAATTTCAATGTTAGTGGTTCTGAATCTATATATTTTCGAACCCTATCTTCTAAATATGTTATAAGTTCTTCTGCCCAGTCAAGTCTGTTGATTGAATCCTTGATGTCGATTGTCATGTTAAACTCCCAGAAATAAAAAATAATCTATAGCATTAACGATAATGTCGTAGTTAGTTTTTTTTAATCCTATGTTTACAGGCATATTCCTGTAATTCATTAGTGATTCAATTATTTTATATGTAAATGGTTGGGTTTTATATTATTTCAATGTGTAACATTAATTTCGATATGATAAATTAGTCTGTCAAGCCCGCAAGGACGGTAACGCTGACGCCAGTAGCAGCAGGGGCCGACGTGATCGGCGTAGGGGTTAAGACGGTTTACAAATATTTTCCGGTAGGCGAGTGAGGTAGGGTGATAGCCCTGTTTGATAAAAAAATCCCCCTGAGCAGGCACACGCAGGGGGAAAGTACTGCATAACATCATTGCTGTGTGCGTCTTTGCGCGCAGCATATTTTCAGAGAAAACCTCCATCATTTCCAGATGTTTCTTCTTATTTCAGACTGTGTACTAACCCTGATTGTAAAAAAGCCACAAATCAGACAGCGTTGACGCCACAAAACTGATCTCTGACAGCGTGTCGCCCGCAGCATTCGTGGCGTCGAAGCCAAAGAACCGTTTAGGGAAACCAGGCTTTGGTCCGTACTGCGTTTTCAGATTATCCAGCAGACTGACCGACAGCATCGATACCAGCACGCCAGCAGGTCGCTTTTTCTTCCACGTTATGAGCGGACGTAATCTAGTCATCTATGGAAAAAACTTAGTAAACGGAAAGATAGGATAATGAAGCGCTACTGTTTAATTGCTTGGTATCACATCTTTTTATGGTGATTTCAGTATGATAATGTATTTAATTCCATCTCGATCAATAAGTGAGTTTGTCATGGGCACAGAACATAAGTTAAAGAGCTTAAATGTCCTAGAGTCAGAAATCGATTCTCGAATTAAAGAATTCAATGCAAAGCGTGATTATAACCAGAGAAGAGGTGAAATGTACTCCATTGGACAATTTGTATTGGGTGGGCTTACTACTTTATTGATAGCAATAAATACCAGCTTTTCTTTCTTCCTTGTATCTATTTTAGCTATTATAACTAGTGGGCTGGCGAGCATGGCGGGGCAGGTTCTTACCAAGTACATGTATCAAGAAAAAATGACTATGAATATTGCTACAGTTTGTGATCTTTACGAACTAAAGCATTTAATTACGATGGATAAAAACATGGAAGAGGATGATGTCACTAGAAAAATAACACTTGAAAGAGTTCAGGAATATCAAGATAAATATCAAAATATTTTAAATGCCGCAAATAATAAATGGCAAGAAATTTTTGTTAAGGGTAAATCTAAAGAGTAATGAGAAAAACCTCTAAAGCACTTACACTAAATAAAGTTAACAAAGAGACTATAAATGTCAAATATAGTCTCTATAATTTAACTTTCACCAATAACGTTATAGCTTGCCGAAAGTATCACTCATGATCTTATTAACCTCCTGAATGCTATATACATCCAGAACGCCTATATCCTTATCTCTAATCTGAACATGAGGCCAGTCTTTATTATTCCAGATCCCACCAGGATTCAAACCAATATCAATCGCAGCGTCAGTGTATACGTGATAACCGTTCACACCCTTAATGAAAATATCTGGTGACCATTCAGCCTTGCCATTAACCAACCAAAAACAATCGACGGCTTCCCCCCATTGATGCCATGAAAGGCCCGGAGGGGTATTGGTGACCTTTATTCCGTGTTGCGGACTAACTGATTCTAGGCAGTGAGCGAGGAAATCCGCCCCCTGCTTCTTGAACATGTCAATTCTATTAGTTATCTCTTCAATAGAACGGGACTGACGCCATAGCCTGCCTTGCTCAAAGGGATCTCGAAGCCCTGTACTTGGCCTCATTAAGCAACCTTTCAACTGGCACTGTTCTATCACTTTTAATACTTTTTCTTTAAGTTCGGGGTGCACTAAATCCAGATTAGCAGCCATATCCAGCTCCAATGCTGAGTGAATATTACGTTCAGAGGAAGATCCCGCCATGGGATAAAATAACTATAGTGCGTGATTGAAATTTATCCACACCATGTATAATGATAAAAAAGGTTCTTAGGAATTTGATGGGTAAGAGGTCCCACCCGGCAGCCGTATACAAGGCCTGCCGGGTAGGGTAACTGCAGGTGTTCATGCCGTGCAGTCGGCGATGATTTCACTTATTTTTTCTTTCTGCAACCTATTGAATTTATCATGCAGAGTTTTCGGAAATAGTTCGGTGTAAACCTGCCACAGAATATTCAGTGAGCGGCGGCCGGTTACCTGTGCTACTTCTTCAATGCTGAATCCAGCCTCAAATAAACGGCTTGCCCCTTCGCGGCGTGAGAGGACACGCGCAGGGCTGGCGGCGGCAAGAGAGCAGGGGCGCATTGGAGGGCGCCGGCGGGTAATGACCCCTGATGTCGTCGATCGGGCTCGCCGGATGCTGGAGAACGGAGCCACGCGGCGGCAGCTGGCGGACGTGATTGGCGTGAATTTGAAGACGGTTTACAAATATTTCCCTGCGGGATAAGAATGCTCACCTGCAAACCGTATGCAAGAGATCGCAGGTGAGCAATTTGCTATGAAGCATTGCTATAGCTGAAAAATTTTAACCTCGCATTGTTCGCAAAACCATCAAACAGCTAAGGCCTGAAAACACTTTAAGACTTACCTTGCTCATTACATCAATATGTTACGTCAATGGCGTAAATTGATAGCCATCGCCTATATTGATATGTCGACCTGTTAAAACTACTGTATATAAAAACAGTATTAATGTGAGCGAGTCTATTATGCAGTTCTACACGCCCGTTGAGTTACGTCAGATCATGCTGCTCCCCTTGTACAGCGACCTTGTGCAATGTGGTTTTCCAAGTCCAGCGCAGGATTATGTTGAGCAACGTATCGATCTGAACGAGTTGCTCGTTAACCACCCCAGTGCGACGTATTTTGTCAAAGCCGCCGGCGACAGCATGAAAGACGCCGGCATAGGGGAAGGGGATCTTCTGGTTGTGGATAGCTCAAGGACAGCAGTTCATGGCGATATCGTTATTGCTGCTGTGGATGGGGAATTTACCGTTAAGAAGCTGCAGCTGCATCCGCGGGTTCAGCTTAACCCAATGAACCCTGCATATTCGCCGATAGTCGTGGGTAGCGAGGATACTCTCGATGTGTTTGGGGTCGTAACTTACATCATCAAATCGGCTGGCTGAGATGTTTGCACTTTGCGATGTGAACTCATTTTACGCATCCTGCGAAACTGTTTTCCGTCCTGACCTGAAGGGGCGGCCGGTGGTCGTTCTGTCAAACAACGACGGCTGTGTGATCGCCCGTTCGCAAGAGGCGAAGCCCTTCGTCAAAATGGGTGAGCCTTATTTCAAGCAAAAGGACATGTTTCGCAGGCACGGTATTATCGCGTTTAGCAGCAACTATGAGCTTTATGCCGATATGTCCAACCGAGTGATGACAACGCTGGAGGAACTCTCTCCACGCTGCGAAATTTACAGTATTGATGAGGCATTTTGCGACCTGACAGGAGTTCGGAATTGTCGCGACCTTACCGACTTTGGCAGGGAAATTCGCGAGACGGTTCTGCGCAGGACGCACCTCACGGTCGGTGTCGGCATAGCCCAGACTAAAACCCTGGCAAAGCTGGCCAATCACGCGGCGAAACAGTGGCAGCGGCAGACCGGAGGAGTGGTGGATCTGTCTAATCTGGAAAGACAGAGGAAGTTGATGGCTTTGCTTCCGGTGGATGAGGTCTGGGGCGTCGGGCGCCGCATCAGTAAAAAACTGGAGGCCATGGGGATTAAAACGGTACTGCAGCTGGCGGATACCGATATCCGTTTTATCCGGAAACACTTTAACGTTGTTTTGGAAAGGACTGTGCGGGAGCTGCGTGGCGAACCATGCCTCGGGCTGGAGGAGTTCTCGCCGGTAAAGCAGGAGATTGTCTGTAGTCGCAGCTTTGGGCAGCGGATTTCCACCTACGAAGAGATGCGCCAGGCGATATGCTTATACGCATCCCGTGCCGCGGAGAAACTCCGTGGCGAGCATCAGTACTGCCGCTTTATCTCTGCATTCGTCAAAACCAGCCCCTTTGCGCTTAACGAGCCGTATTACGGGAACAATGCATCAGTAAAGCTGCTTACACCGACCCAGGATAGCCGGGACATCATCACCGCGGCGACAAAATGCCTCGATGCAATCTGGCGAGACGGGCATCGCTACCAGAAAGCAGGCGTGATGCTGGGGGATTTCTACAGTCAGGGAGTGGCCCAGCTAAACCTGTTCGATGATAACGCTCCCCGGAGGGGGAGTGAGAAACTGATGGAGGTCCTGGATCATCTGAATGCCAAAAATGGGAGAGGGGCGCTGTACTTTGCTGGCCAAGGAATCCAGACCGCCTGGCAGATGAAACGAGAAATGCTATCCCCGCGCTATACTACGAGGTTCTGTGACCTGCTCAAAGTTAAATGATTCGGTCACTAACGGTAATGGTGATGCTACTACAATCTGCTTAGTGCGAAGAACGGAAGTCAGCTATGCTTGTCAGTGTTGATAGATGGTTACTTTTGATTCCGAGTGATGATTGAGGGGTGCAGACCATTTAGGGCGGGGAGGATGTCAATTAGCCGTCCTGACAACCTGTCATCCCTCATCCGAATAACGGCTGATGAAATGGCGTTGTGGCAAGGAGACAACCTTTTCTCTAAGCACACACACCATGCCCGTTATCCCGCCGGCTAACAGCTACAATGACAGCATTGTTTAAGTTGTAAGTATTGGGAAGTTTAGGTAAGATAAGGGTATAAACGTATAGGAGAGTATCAATGAGCCTGTCCGAACTTTATGAAGTAGCCGAAAACGTTACTTTTGGGCCTGCAGAAAACCGGGCGCTTGAAGAAAAGCTGCGTGAAATTGAGCATGAAGCCAATGCCCGTAGTAAAATCATGACGGAAGAATTTCTGTCTCGCTCATACAGTCTTTAATCTATTCATCTAAAGCAGCCTTTGGCTGCTTTTTTTATTGTTAAAAACATGACCCCATTTCTGATTTGTAAGTTTGAAAAACCAACGCTCACCAATCTTGTAAAAGAATCGTTCGGTTCTGAATTTCCTGAAATCTACAATAAAAAACAAATCGATTATATCTGGCGCTACCTAAGGGATTTGAGTTGCCAGACCGTGCTGCTGGAATCAGAATATATCGATCATGATTACCTCGAAGACTATACACGATATTATGTCAGAGGATTTAACAACGCAGGCTATAAATGCGCGAGGTTACACTTCTTTAGTTCTGAGTTTGACCATGAAAACATCGATCTGATGTTGCAATTTGGTAAGACTCAAGTGCATGAGTTGCTCAGACAACATTATCTTGGGTTTGTCATCATTAAGCCCCTGCCTAAAACCTTTATTGGCAGAACCTGCCTGAAAATCTATGACTCGCTGCAAAATAGTGAAGAAAAGACCCTGCTGACACGCCAGTATGAAGCCAGCCTCTTTGGCATCAATTTGGTGGTGGAAAGCATCGCGTTTCAGGAGCAGGATAAAGTTGTCGCAGCCTGCTCATCCACCTCAGTGTGGTCTGCTCTGCATGCCATTCCCTGGAAGAAAACCAGAGATATTCCTTCACGCAGTGAAATCACCTCAAATGCGATAAACCACATTGACGGTTCTAGCAATAGTTTTCCCAACAAAGAACTGACTAATAAACAGATCCTCAGAGCCATCGATTCTGAAAAGCTCCGCCACAATTTTTCGGACCTGCGCAATTTCAGCTGGGATGAGTTACTGAAGTTAATTAAAATCCACATCGACAGTGCGCTGCCGCTGATTCTGGGCGCTCAGGTCTACAGTATTGATGACGATAAGACCCTGATACATCAAGGGGGCCATGCAGTCACTGTGCTAGGGTATAAAGAACAGCGGGAAAAACCCGCCCTGTACGTTCATGATGACCGACTGGGTCCCTTTGTCCGTGCAAGCTTTATGATGCTCGACGATTTCATTCGCCCGGACGATTTATCAGCTGTCTGGGGTGTTATAATTCAGGAAAAAAATGATCAAGGGGGCTGGAAATCGCCGCATGAAGTGCTGATCCCCAACAGCCTGATCTCGCTGAAACATCCAAAGGTGAGAATCCCCTACACCTACCCACTGAACACCTGTGAACTCATCAAAAGCATGTTCCAGCAGTTCGTGGAGACCGCAATAAATAATCCCGAGGAAAAGCTTGAAACGGAATTAATCTATTCAATTAAATTACAAGAACTGTCCAGCATCAAAGAGTCGTATAGCACTTTTAATTTCAGCGCTGAGGGCAGGAATTTATCAGAAAACATTTCCGACCTGCAAAAAGATCGAGCTGATTTTCTTAGTAAAAATAATGCCCGATTCCAGTGGGTGTGTTCATTTTCATTTACGGATAAGACACCTGTTTTTGATCTGCTTTTTGATGCGACAGATATTCCCCAAGGCAGTGCTGTCACGGCGATTTTGGAGAAAAACAAGCAGGCATCCAGGTTGCTTTACCAGGCCCTTGACGTTGCTTCGCCTGAAATTGCGGTAAACTTTCTCAACAATGAGCATTTTTACAGCCCATTGAAAAACATGCTCAGTGTAAAAAATACCCACATCAGTATGCTCACTGCAAATGACATTGGCATTGAGGTATGGCTTGATCAAACTTATGGAAAAATACGTGCTCCTAAATACCTCAAGGTAGAAGAGTTTAATGCGGATGGCATCGCGGACAATGCTTCTGTCAAAAAATTTTATGGCGTGGCCAACATCACCTTATCAGAGTTTATAAAAACAGCCCCGTTAAACAAAGAGGGCCATCCACAGCTCATCTGGGCTATCGCCCATGATGGAGCTTTGCTCATGGGCATTGAGTTTGAGAATCAGGGTCACCCCTTGCTGACCGGCTTTAAACCTGCTCGTATTGCCGGCGAACTCTTCTTAAAGGACGGCGAATACTATATCAACTCAAAATCTGGCCGATATAGCCGAGGTTATGCCAATACTGATACCTTGCTGTGTAATGCCATCAAAAAATTCAGGTCTACATTCAGCGAAGAAAAAATTCAAATGATCCCTATCCCTCATACGTAAGTACGGTGAAACAGGCTGCCCAGAGCAGTTTCATGCTGGCTGATGGCGGCAAGTTCGGCCATCAGCAAGATTTTGGATACGTTCTGCACAGTTTAAGCTCGCAGATAAATATGACGATGGCCTGCAGCAAGCCAGTGAGATTGGCGCGATGCAGGTTAGGTGTCCTCTGGTACAGCAAGGGTCGTGATGGCCACAAGTAGCAGCGACAAGGGGCTGATGCGAAGGCTGCTATTGGGAGGCAACACATACTTTGGGGACACATTTGATAGGCTTTTTAAGCCATTACACCTCTGTTACTTCCTAACTAATTGCCAGCTTTCCTGTATCTTTTTCCCAAAAATTGAGTATCGCATGAATTGTTAATTTCCGCTTTTGGCACATTCCGGCCGTTATCAAAGCTATAGGCTTTTGATTGCCTCAATCAATTCGGGCCCCTGATTCTCCACGTTACCCACCACGCGGGAAACCGGGTGCCAGGTGAAATGGTGGGCGGATATTGCTCCGTCACCGGCAATTTCAACTGCCTGTACCCCTGTGACATCCTGCCTCATCCATTCCCGCGCGGCTTCGGGCGCCAAGACCAGCGGCCGGCGGTCATGAATATCGATCAGCCCATGGTCAGCAGCTGTAGTCACTATCAAAAATCCTTCGGCTTCGTCTCCGCGTTCAAATGGTGTGCTTCCGATAGCAGCCATGAAAATCGGCTGGCCATCAGCACGATGGATAAAATAGGGCTGTTTCTTGTCGCCTTCCTTTTTCCATTCAAACCAGCCGTCTGCAAAACAAATTGCTCTCCCGTGTTGCCATAGAGGCTTGAACATTCTGCTTGTCGCTGCGGTTTCTACTCGAGCATTAATCAGCGGTGGTTTATCCCACCACCCTGGTGCGTAACCCCAGTGAACGGGATCGAGATGCAGTTGCTCATCACGTTCGCTCAGGAGCAAAACTTTAGTCCCAGGTGCCACGTTGTAACGCCCAATTGGCTCAGGATCGTATGCAATGTCGCGTTCGGCCTCTTCAGCCAAATAAGCCAGGTACTCTTCACGGGTTTGGGCTTGTGCAAAACGTCCACACAT